ACATTCAATCAAGGAAAAACCCTACATGGCCCGAAACCTCGACACCGTACTCACCTGGGATCAAGCGGTCGCAGACTTCACAGACAATATCATGCCCTATGTGCGCGAGCAATATGAACAGGACGGCATCGCCGACTGGCCAGCCCGCCGGGAGACATGGAACAACTGGACCGATTCGCTCTGCAAGGACGGTCAGATTTCTGACTGGCAGTATGAGAATTGGTCGCAGCCCCCCATTTGCGGGGCTTGACATTCTCTTGACAACTTCGTGCTTGACTTCTGCTCATGCATGTGGGATAATATAGCATATTCAAACGGGAGTACATTCATGAAAGTCCGCGCAGCCCTCAAGAAAGTCAAGAGCCATTTCAAGAAGCAGGGGATCAACATCCAGATCTGCGCTCCTGCCCGGCATGGAGATTATAAGTGGTCCTTCGAGCACAACGGGTATGTTGGCTCCTTCTCGGTCAACGGCATGCACGGCTGGGACCCTGCTGCCCTGGATGGCGAGGCTACGCTCTTTCACGTCCGCGCCGTTGGCGATATTAGCGATCCTTACACGGATTACCATGCTGGCTCGTTCCGTGACAACATCACGCAGGTCTGCCGTAGCTTGCTGCCGAGCCCTCCAAAGTATCCGGCTGGAACCTTGGTGCGAGGTAAGGACACGAAGCGAGCAGTGCGCTGGGGCTTCGCCGCCAAGGTGGGTCTCGTCATGAGCGCCGGCGATGGATACTGCAAGGTTGCCTGGACCGGCGATCGTCCCAATCAATGGGGTGATTGGCCTTCGGTCTCTGCCCGCGATCTTGAGAACATCAGCAGTTGACATTCACTTGACAATTTGCCACTTGACTCTCACTCGCACAGGTGGTATAATGATGCATCAAGTAAGAAGAAGTAAGGAGAAAAAAGTCCATGTCATTTAACGGAACCGTCCGCTGCGGCTATTGCTACGTCACCGGCCACAATGCTCGTAAGTGCCCCGCTAAGATTGCCCGCGTCAAGGAAAGCTATGAGCAAGCCCTTCGTCGCCTCGACCATGCCGAAACGTCGTGGGACAAAGAATACTGGGCCGACCAGACCAGCAGGAGGCGCGAAGAGTACATCAGGTACACGAAGATCGATCTTGCCACCGGCAATAAGGTCACGAACAAGGCGGCCAAAGCGCTCCGCATGAAGAAGGTCCGGTGCAGCTATTGCTTAACCCGTGGACACACGCGGCGAGTCTGTCAGAACCTGAAGAACGACTACACGATCTTTAAGACCCGCACGGCGGCAGCACGCAGCCGGTGGCATGCCACGCTTGTAGAAAAGCAAGCTGGCCGGGGATCACTGGTCATCACCGGATCGTGGGGCTATGACTCCGCCGGGGAGTGGGGGTTCAGAAAAACGTCTTCCCTACTCTCAGGCTACAGCGTGAAGAATGTCCATGCCCACACTAACTTTCAGGCGTGTGTCTCCCTTGAGACCGTACCCCTGTCGGGATTTCAGGGCCGCGAGGTGTACCGCTCAGAAAATTGGATGGCACTCGCCGCAGTGACAACAGCCCCTGGCGAGTCCTCCTCTCACATCGCGTTCTCGCCGGCGGGAACTGTCCCGGCTCTGGAGGACATCCCTGGCATCGATGAGGTGCCCCCGCTCAAGCAAGTTTTCCCTACCGGGTGCCAGCGCTCCGGCCACTACGCCGACGGACGCTTTAGCGAGACCTTCGGTTCTGGGCTTCCAACCGATGCTTACAGTGCCCCCGCCGGTACTTGACATTCCCTTGACAATTTAGTTGTTGACTTTCCGCTCATCTTCATCTATAATGTACTACATAAGATAGAGCAATACTTCCACTTCCCCTCGGAGAAAATCATGGCTGTCGATTTCGCCACCTTCTTGTCCATCGCCCCGCTCATCCTTGACAGCCGGCTGCCCGTGCTTATCCGCGGCGGACACGGCAAGGGCAAGTCTGAGATCGTCTACATGATCGCAGCCACTCGCGAGCTTCCTGTCGTCGAGCGCCGCGCGTCTCAGATGACTGAGGGCGATCTCTTGGGTCTCCCCGATACCGCTGAGACCAGCATCGCCGGCCGCAAGTCCACCACCTGGAACGCCCCAGATTGGCTTGTGACGGCTTGCGAGCAGCCGGTCCTGCTCTTCCTTGACGAAGTGGACCGCGCGACCGTAGAAGTCCGCCAAGGGCTCTTTGAGCTTACGGATAGCCGGAAGATCAACGGCTGGCAGCTGCACCCTGACACCCTGATCATGGCTGCCGTCAACGGCGGCGAGCACGGTGCCCAGTACCAAGTGGGCGAAATGGACCCCGCGGAGCTTGATCGCTGGACCGTCTTCGATGTCGAGCCGACCGTGGAAGACTGGCTTGTCTGGGCTAAGGATAATGTTGACACGATTCTGTGGGACTTCATTAACCACAATCGGCAGCACTTGGAGCACGTTGGCGACTTCGAGCCTAACAAGGTCTACCCCTCCCGGCGTAGCTGGAAGCGCTTCAACGACACTGTGGCGGCCGCAGGGGCCTATGAGCAGGATGCTGATCGCAACGTGCTCTTCCACCTTGCTACCGCGTTCGTTGGTTTTGAGGCCGCCGTCACCCTGAAGGACTTCGTTGAGAAGTACGAGTGGCAGGTCACGATTGAGGATATCCTGGACGCCGGCGATCTTTCCAAGGCTGCTAACTGGGGTATCAATGACCACGCTGCCATGATCGAGAAGTTTCAGGCTGCTGAGACGTTCGGTGAGACCCTTACGCCGGCCCAGATTCACAATCTCGCTAACTACTTCGTCTCGATGCCCTCCGAGGTTGCGATGAAGCTGTGGACCGTTATCGGTGACACTGATAACATCGACAACGTGGTCGAGCTTCACAAGAGCACTGCGGCTAACGGCACGAAGGTCTCTGATCACCTCGTGGTTATCCTTGGCGGTGACATGTGAGCCGACGGTCCTTTGTCTCAAAGGTCAAGACCGGCGACGTGGTTCGCTGGCTTCAGAGCCACTCAGACCCCACCGTCGGCATTGTGCTTAGCGTGCGAGAGGGTAGGACACCGACGGCCTACCCTCTTGTAGAGGTAAAGTGGACGTCTGGCGCTTATTGTCCTCCGCTCGTCATTGAGCCAGAGCTAGAGGTTATCAGTGCGGCGTAGAAGACGTTCGTTAAAATTGGAGAACGATCTGGTGGCCACGAGGGATGTTAGAGTAGGCGACCTGTTGGTAAGGTATAGCGATGGCACCCCTGCGGTTGTCCTGGAGGTTGCTAAAGATCTTGGCCGTCCTCACTTCCAGGTCCGCCCCAGCGAGGACGTCCCGCCCAGGAAACAATACCGCCTCTGGACGGAGGGCAGCGACGTCTGGATTAAGGAATTCTCTCTGAACGCCCAGTATTACCGGGCCTGCGACCCTTGACATTCCCTTGACAATTTGGTTGTTGACAAGCCCCTTCCGCCTATGGTATACTACGTATATAAGGATCGAGAACTAAATGAGCACTTCTGATAACAGTCCCCCGCCCTTTGACCTCAACATGCACGCAGCGCGTCTGCTGATGCGTGAGTCCTTCTTTGCCGCGCTCTCGCGCCGCATCGACAAGACTCCGACCGATCAGATCCCGACGGCTGGCGTCCGCGTCAATCCTGCCACTGGCTGGTTTGAGCTTATGTACAATCCTGAGTTCATGGGCTCGCTCGACGATGAGCACAAGCTGGGCGTGCTCATGCACGAATTCTACCACTGCGTTCTGGAGCACGTCACGGGCCGCAAGCCTGCGGATGGTCTCCAGCGCATTGATAACATCGCGATGGACCTTGCGATTAACGGTCTCCCGGAGATGCGGAACAAGCTCCCGGATGAGAACAATCCCGGTCCCATGATGCCAAGCGGCGAGCCCATGAAGGCGGTTGTGCCCGGCCAGGGGCCGTTCGCAGAGCTTCCCGCTAACATGAGCTACGAGTGGTATCTGGAGGCGCTCAAGCGCATGGGCGAGGACCAGGAGGAAGGCGAGGGTCAAGGTCAACCCGGAGAGGGCGATGGCGATGGTCAGGCCGATCCCTTTGGCGGCGCTGACAGCTTTGATAGCCATGAGGGCTTCGGAGAGGCCCAGGGAGCCGTCTCCGAGATTGCCAAGGAGCGACTCCGGGATACCATCAAGAAAGCCGCCCAGGAGGCCGAGCAGGCCCGCAACTGGGGCTCTGTGTCCTCCTCCATGCGCCAGGACATCCTGGAGCGCATCCAGAGCCGAGTGGACTGGCGCAAGGTGCTGCGTTACTTTGTCAAGACTTCCCAGCGGGCCGAGGCCCGCTCTACTCCGCGGCGGATCAATCGTCGTTTCCCCCGTATCCACCCTGGCAAGCGCGTGCGGCGCCATGCGCGGATTGCGATCAGCATTGATCAGTCCGGTTCGGTTGATGATCGTATGCTCACCGCGTTCTTCTCGGAGCTTAACAAGCTTGCAGAGATTGCAGAGTTTACCGTCATTCCTTTCGACACTGAGGTTGCCGTGGACAAGGTCTACACCTGGAAGAAGGGATCGGCCCGGAAGACGGAGCGCGTTATGTGCGGCGGCACGGATTTTGATGCTCCGACCAAGTACGTCAATAAGGAGAACTTCGATGGACATATCATTCTAACTGATATGATGGCTCCTAAGCCCATTTCCAGCAAGTGTCAGCGCATGTGGATGACCACTCGCGCATGCATGCAGCGCCCATATTTCAGTACGAATGAGCGCGTTATCGCGATTGATGTATAGTGCGCGGCGGCCGTCCATATGCTCGGGTCAAGACAGTCTTTAAGGCAGGCGATCTTGTCCAAGTAGTAGGCACTCACCAGGAAGACATGCCCAGCGCGAGAATAGGAATCATCACCGAGAAGGTTTTGAGTTTTCACCCGCATGAAGGAGGCTCCTTCTGGCTCGTGCTCTTCACGAACGGTATCACCATTCGGATCTGGGAAGGTCATCTAATGCATGTCGTCGGCACCACCTCCACTCTTGACACTCCCTTGACAAGTTCTACTTGACTTTAGCCCCAGCCTCCTGTATAATGTATCAGTACCGTCGAGAAAGGAACACATAACATGGCTCGCACTTCTTGGAAACTCGCCTTCCCCACTCTCCTCGCCCACAAGGGGCTGTCTTCGCGTGATCGCAAGGTCATCGAGGACATGAAGCGCGGCTATGGCCACAGGGGCGCCTCGTACATGACTCCTGGCCGCCGGCGCTACTTTAAGCAGATCCAGGAGCGCTCTCAGGGCGCCCTGGAGGCCATGGCAGCGCGGGAGGCCTCTGGGCCCACGGAGTTGGATACACGGCTCTCACGGCTCGCTGAGCGCGTCACAGCCGGCTCTTGGGCCCATGGCTTCGTGGAGTCCCTCCAGGAGCAGGTAGCCTACCGCGGGCCGCGTCTCTCAGACGGTCAGATGCGGACCCTTGAGAAGATCGAGGCAGAACATTCTGACGAAGCCATGGAGCGCATCGCTGGCTTTGTGGAGCGTTGGAAGAACGACACCGACAAGACGCGGACCAATTTTCACAGAGTGATCGACTACTATCGCGCCGAGGCCATGTACTGGCGTAAGACCGTCCACGCCGTCGATGATGCCGCGGCTGCCGGTAAAGAGTACATCCCGGACCTGGAGACCTGGAAGAGGGTAGTGCAGAATAAGTACGCTCAGAAGGTGATTGCAGGCTATGAGCAGCCTCCGCTCTACCCGGTGGGTTCGATGGTCTCCCAGCGTGCTGGGGGTTTCGTGCGAAATCCCTACCAGCGACCCTCTCGCTCTGCGGTTAAGCTTGTGCCGCTGATCATTATCAGCACTGACGAGACTATCGTGTCCGCCGCCAAGGGTAACAAGCGCTACAAGGTGCTGCCCGTCGGCAGTGCAACCACCACTGTTTGCGAAGAGCGCGACATCAAGCGCTACCGTCCGAGCAAGAAGTAAAACACACCCCCCGTATCTCATAAGGAGAGAAACAGCAGAATGAACACGAACGATCAACCCATCGAAACCCTTGTGCGCGAGCTTATTGAGAGCGTGAACAGGGCAGCCTACTCGGAGTCCGTGGAGGGCATGCGTGAAGGCCTTCGGGCTGCCGTAGAAGCCTTTGAGAGCGCCCGACGGGTGCATACCACGGCGGGACGCTGGGAAGCGCTCCAGGGGCGCGTGGAGACCCTCCACGAAGACCCTCCGTCAGCCACAGTCGACCCCTTCGACCCTTATACTTTCAATGGCCCGGAGAGCCGACGATGAATAGACAGAATAATAGGGAAGTCCTGCTTCAATGGATTCAAGGCAGAGCCCCGTGCCACAATCATCGAGGATCGTTGCGAGCCGATGCCTTCGGAGGATTATGGTCCTACAACCTGAAGATTGGTCAGCGCACCGATTCCCAACGGCTTGTGATTGCTGATTACACGGCTACAAGTGGGGAGTTTCGTTCTCAGACCACATCGACGCACGTTAATCTTGCTCGTCAGTATGCTGATGACGTGATGCACCCGCGCGTCTGGATGACGACACCCCTCTCAGTGGATCAAGAGATCCCGTTTTAGTCAAAAGGATGTCAAATCGGGGCACTTTGGCTTGACAAACCGCCCCAGACGGTTACATTACATAAGCGAAAAGGAGATAGATCGCATGGCAAAGAAGTACGACAACTGGTATGTTAGCAAAGTGGACGTGACCCGGAGCAATGAGGGGCGCCTACAGGCGCTTGAACGCCCTCTAACACGTCCTGAAGGCTCCAAGAGCCTCACCGAGGGTAAGAGGCTGGCCCGCGTCTCTCTCGCCCGCATGAAGGCGATGGGGCTGGAGAACCTCGTCCTGTGCAAGCCGGATCACAAGCGGTATTCTCGCCTTCTGCGCGAGTCAAACAAGCGCAATAAGGCCAAGCGCATGACGAAGGCTGATATTGCTGCGATCATGGCTGACGGTGTAACTGAAGAGAAGAAGGGCGAGGTCTGAAAATGAGAAACTTGAACAAGTATGGGGCTGTTTTTCTCCTCGCTGACATTGTTTGCTGGGGGAGCCTCATCTTTTACGCCTGTCACTATATGCGGTGTCCACTGTCATGACAACACAGAACGCCGAACCCATCCGTGTCGTATTTTTGCATGGTTACGAATCCAGCCCGAAGGGTCAGAAAGTACGACATCTGAAGAACGCCGGCCTGGACGTTATTGCGCCATGGCTTGACCGCGATAGTTGGGACCACTCCGTCACGGCTGCCCGACATACCATTTCTGTATACAATCCTGATGTTATCATCGGCTCCTCTCGTGGGGCCGCGGTAGCCATGGCCACAAACACACGGCTGCCTACGGTGCTGATCGCCCCAGCATGGCGAACATGGTGTCCATGGGCAACTCCCCGCGGTGACACTATCATTCTTCATTCATGGAGCGACACCGTGATCCCCTACGCAGATAGCGAAATGCTGTCGCGAGAGAGCGGCAGCATGCTCATTGAATGTGGTATCAACCATCGCATGAACGACGAAGAGGCGCTGCGTCTGATGCTTAATGCTGTTAAAATGCAACATGCTAAGCGCCAAGGGGATGTTTGAAAGCAAGTTATGACGTTTAACGAAGGTTTTGATCGTGTCGCTGCTTGGCTTGCTATGCGCAACTATGAAGTGTGCTTGGGCCCCGATATGCCTGACGCTGCCTCCTTCGAGGAGGAACGTGTATATATTAACTCTCGCCAGCATAGCGAGAACCGCCTTTATACTTTGTTGCATGAAGCCGGCCATGTTCTTGTCAATGAAGCCCGCGATGGGGATCGACTATACGAGTTGAGTTATCAAACACACCAGGAAGCTCGACATCGCCCCGCAAAGAATAAGCGGGTCGCAGTACTGAGCGAAGAGTTTGAGGCCTGGAGACGCGGTGAACTACTGGCGGAATACTTGGGAATCGAGATTAATCCAGTCAAGTATGATCACGAACGAACCAAGGCACTCATGAGCTATATTGACTGGGCGAGCAGTTAAATGTTGACAGTCGAGACAAAAGATGGTATTATGAATTCAATGGCAAAGAATAACATTAAAGTAGGCGACTTAGTTCGCTGGAGGGACACCAGCGCTTGGGGCGTTGTATTACAGTTGTCATCAACAGGGCAGCATACGATGTCAGCTTTAGTGCATTGGAATCGCCTGAAGCTCTGGCGCATGCTGGATCCGACGGCGACTCGCTGGGAAGATACGCGCAATCTTGTGCTTATCAGTGCATGCGATATGAATACTGCCCCGCCAAGGAGAACGAAGAATGAGCAAGAATAAGAAAGAAGAAGTACATCACATTGAGGAAGATCTTGATTGCGATGTAACCGAAGAGATTGAACAGGCTTTATGGCAGATTAAGGAAGACATGGATCTGGAGACTGAAGAAGTAGAAATGGCAGTGGACAGTAGAAAGCCTGTCGACTGGAGAACGAGACTTATCCAGAGCGTGAGAGAAGAACAAGAGCCCCAGAACAATAAGAATAGATCTTAACTTATCCATTGGAGGATATAAAAATGAAGACAAAGAATAAGATTATTGCATTTCTAACTGATACAGAGAAGCTAACAGAGTTTGCACAGGATGGTGTTGTTTTTTTAGTAATCGCTGCGAACTTCGTTGTACTTGGCGCACTTGGCTATATGGCTGCATGCTTTGTGCTTGCGGCCGCCATGAACTAAAGGAGCGCGAGACTAATGAAAACTATTCTTACAGCAGTCATGACTATTGTTTTATGGGAGTACAGATATACTATTATTTATCTAATCTTTTAGTAGAAGTATAGAAAGATAGAGAGATAGAGTAGTATTGTGTATAAAGAATGCTTAAAGCATATGAGTGGATAGTGGTAGTCTCAGTCGGTATTGTGTTATTAATGATTGATAGTCGACTGTGATTATACCGTCTTTAAAATGTGGTGGGATGTGGATGGGCTTAAATACTACATCGAGCCCACCACGTCAACCGCAATATAAGTAGAGGTTAACGGAGAAATACATGCGACAGAGTAACGAAAAGGCAGCGAAATATATGCGACAGATGGAAGTAACATCTATTAATGTATCGTATGCAGACATCTTTATGGGAGTCTCCCTAGCCGTCGGCTTTTATACGCTGTTCTGGCTTTCGTTTGCGCTAGATGTACTGATTGCAGGCGGTTAACCTGCATTATGCTGGGGTCTCGACCATAAATGTGACAGCATGACCACCACGACCCGACACATTAAAGAGTACCCGATGACACATTAAATGCGAATTGCCCGATTTTATAGATGCCCATGAACAGCCAATCGAATGTACGTTGCCCTTATAGAAAGATAAATATGTAACAACCACAATGCGAACGTAATAATGCGGTTCTACGGCAGTGCAGCGCGTGTGACAGCGCATTGTACGCGAGAATGCATATAAATATATATTATATTCGCTAGTGTTACAGCAAGAATGCGCGAGAACCCTAAAAATAAAACATTAACAATATCAACTACTTAGTGTAACCTTCCCTTATAGAGAGATAAACATGGACAACCCCCAATTCTACTGTCGGTTCTGTGGCCACTGGTCATACGTTCACGCGGACTCTTGTGTGCGCTGCGGTGCTAACGTTCCCTTACGCGACAGCCAAGCGTAAAGCAATATATTATGAGCGACAGCATGCGAACAAGATCTGCGAGAGTATTAATAAATAAATATTGTATACAGGTTCCGTCTACTGTCGTCGGGTATAGCTGTATACTATTGGCAGTCTATGCTAGTACACTGAAGAGACTAGCGCGAGACTATAAAGAACACAAAGAAGATTATTAATGACAGCTCGACTTATAATGTTACTAATCATACTAGTATTAATGATACTATGCGCACACACATACAATAAGTGATAGTGTAACATAAAACATTATTAACTAATCTTTCTGTCGCATTAAATGAAAGCAAAGGTTTAACGTCAGCTACCGGGGGGTCCCCCCTACCCCCCTCCTGCCGGGATGTATGTCTCCGAGTTACGTAGCGTGTGCTATGCTGGGCTAAGTACGTTTATGATCTGCCGCCAATTTTCCACAATTGAAGGTTTGAACGCTGCAAAAAATCGCCCCAAAAAATTCCCCCACAATTCGGTTGAGAATCCACCGCATGTGTGGTATGATGTAGAGAGCATATAGGAGGAGTGAATGGGAGTACGTAGAGAATACAACGGAGGCAAGCGCAGGAAGTCGCCGGCCAAGAAGCTAAACGAATACAGAGAGGTAACCATCGACGGCGCAGAGGCAGTCGAGATATTTATCGAGAGCAAAAAGCACGGCACACATATAACCATAGTCGATAAGGAAGATTGGGAGAGATTAAAGGAGTACCGGTGGGCACTGGATGTCCAGGCGCATGCCATCTATGCGCACACCAACATCCCCCACCCAGATGGCGGATGGTACTATCCCCCAAACGGCAAACGACGCCGGCGCTCGCTGACCGTCAGGATGCATCGCCTTATAACGAACGCACCAAAAGGCATGGTAGCCGATCACATCAATCACAATGGCTTGGATAACCGAAAAAGCAACCTTCGAGTATGCACAAATGCAGAGAATATGCGCAACCAGCACAGTCAAAAAGGAGGCACATCGATCTATAAAGGAGTGTGTTGGCACAAAGCTTCGGGAAAGTGGTATGCCCAGATCAAATTCAAAGGAAAAACCATACACATAGGTCTTTTCACAGACGAAAAAGAAGCTGCCAGAGCGGCTGACGCTAAGGCCAAAGAACTGCACGGTGAATACGCGTATCTAAACTTCCCAGACGAGTAGGTGATTTTCGGATTAACGCGCCTACCTACTGTATGGGTAGGCTTAGCGCAAGACGTGGAAGATGTAGATTGCCACGTAACGGGGATGACTCGTTCAAGTGCCCCATGTGCGGCGCTAGGATCTGTTGGGCGGTACCCGGAGGCAGCAAGGGTTCTACAGGATATGCTCACTGCTCTCGGTCCATCGTAGCTACACATGTGTGGAAGCTAGACGAGGGCCCTCCCGACTGCTGTCCATGGAACGGCGATGCCGAGCGTGACTGGGATGGCTCCATTGATATCTGGGACGATATGTCGTGGGTTAACGACGTTGTACAAGATGACGGAGATGTTTGACCCCTACCGTGAAGACCCGATGTTCATGATCGGGGACTTGGTGTATTTCGAGAGATATTGGCAGGGACCGAATGGTCTGCGGTTGGGATTGGTTGTCAAGGTTGCCTACAATCTTGGGATTCGTTGTGACCCTCTCTACGAAGTGTTTTGGTTTAGTCGTGGTTACAACATCGTGCATTCCGGCAACCAATTGCGCCTAGTGTATGAGAAAGACCGGACTACCGGCGATGTGAAAATAAATGTTTGTCCTTGACTTGGAAGAACGACTATTTATTGTTGAGTTGGCCGATGCGTCCGATAAGTAATGTGACGGCATGCGGTTTAAGTGGAAATTTTTTAGAGGAGCTTAGTCTATTACATCATGGAAGTCTCAAAACCCTACATTGTTACCCTCTTGAATGAGGAACTCACCAAGACTGATAAGTCTGAAATCAAGAAAATGATTGACAAGCAGGTAGAAAGTATGCTAAAGTCAGATCTAAAGAAGGCGCTAGAAGAAGAGTTGGAAAAGGCGCTTAAGACTAAAGAAGTAAAGGGAGACATCGGTGAGATTGCCAAGACTGTCATCAAGAAACTCTATAAAGACCTCTCTTTCCATCATCCCTATATCATTGATCGTATTAAAATCTAGCGTCAATGTATAGTGGTGTTAACGACATGTCGGACTGGATACACCTGATGCATGGCTCAAATGCGAAGGAAGGCGATTTTATCAAAGATCTGGGTCCTACACAACGGTCTCTCGGATATGTGATTGAAGTCAACATGCATACAAACATGATGAAAGTTAATTTTCCGAAAGTTGGAAGACTGTCCTGGGTTATTTGGGAAAATCACGGACAATATAAGGTCGTCTGACTATTTATCCCCTTCTTAAGGAGCTAACAAGATGCTAACAAAGATTTTTATACTCGTAATTGGTGCTTTTAGTGCTGGATTGGCCGCTGGGAACTTTTTTATTGCTGAAGATAGCGATGTGGGTGATGCGGCATGGCCCGACGCTGTGTTGGAGCAGAAATTTTTTTTGCAAACAAACCCCATCAAGACAATAAACCCTGCCACTGAGTGTCGAGTTTTCAATGAATCTCTGAGTTTTGAACAAAACCTTGTAAATTGTACTCGGTCAAACGTCGTTCGGGTTGATATATAATATGTGGACATCGAATTTCAGCCGGGCGATATTGTCGTAGACTTCATTGATGGCGATGTTGGACTTTTATTGGAACGCTTTGATGTTCTAGAAAACTCAACAGACGAAAATATCCGGGGAAGAATATTCGCTTGGGACATTATTTGGACTGGGCCCAAGATTAAAACCTATAACAGGTACACACCTTATACAGAAATAGGTCTAAAGAAATGCATCGCGGAAGGGATTTTACAGCATTTTTCTGGTATATAATGTATGAGCGCTCTGAACGAGGAATTGTCATCGATTGAACTTAAGCCGGGCGATATTATTATCGATCATATGGCGGGTTATGTTGGAATTCTCATAAAGCGCGAGAGGCGTATCGATATCGTGCAAGATGACATGTATTTTTGGCAGATTCGATGGTCAACCGCCTTCCCAAAGTCAAAAGAAGCAAGGAAACGTAAAAAAGAGTTGAATATTCTAGGTTATCTCGAAGAAGATACTTTAAAATTGTCAATTTTAGTAGGCGCAACAGAAAAATACTCATCCGATGACCCCTAAATGACAGAAACAACTTGGCTAATCAATGTAGGTGACTTAGTTTTGGTAAAATCTTATGATTTCGCTGAAACAAGAGCCATATTTCTACAGGGTGTGGTCATAGGTGAAAAAATTGAGGACCAAAATACGATATTTCCTTGTGTCCGCGTCCATATTTTTGCCGAAAACGCCTGGCGTGAGTGCTTTCCACATGAAATAGAAATAATCTCTTCAGCATAGTGTCTCTATATACTTCGTGGGCACGATATTTCGTAAGATACTGTTTTGGGGAACGTTAATAGCGGTCCCCCTTAATTTATTTATCTTCGGAATCGGCTATTATGCAGGCGACCGGACATTACAATTCTTGCCAATGTTAAATATTGCGCTCCTCTCAATACAATTTCTTAAAAAGGAGGAGAAAAGTAATGAAAAATAAGATCTTAGCAGCACTTTTGCTATTGGTAGGGGGTTTAGCTACCGCAACCGCCGTAACCGGCCACGACGTCGCTTCAGGACCGGTACCGGCAGACTACAAAACCATTCCAGTACACTCTTCCATGAGTAGAATAGAAGGGCGTATCCGCGAAGCAGCCGTAAAGGTGTCCAGAATCGAAGGAGGACACGGCTCAGGCTCTCTTATTGAGTACAAGGGGTCTCACTTCATCCTGACTGCGCAACACGTAGCAGACGGCGTACCGGGACAGATGTACGTCATTGAGAAACACAGTCACCGCAAGATGGGAATTCTCATCTACAGTGACCCTTTGAATGATATCGCTCTATTATACTTGCCTCCGTTTGAAGAGATTCCGAATATTAAGCCAATGCCATGGCGGCCCTTAGAAAAACTGGCCGAGATTGGAACAGAGATCAACTATTCTGGATATCCAAGTTTTCACGCCCTTTTAACCTTCAGAGGTTCCATTGCGGGTTATGAGACACACCCAATTGCTGGAACACAGCTTATTCTAAATGTGTTTGGTTGGTTTGGCTCTTCTGGCTCAGTAATTTACACTGATGATGGTTACATTGTAGGTGTATTATGGGCTGTAGATGTCGATAGTCGTAGAAATCAGGTTAACGAAGACATTGTATGGGTATCCCCTATCCAAAACTTCGACATGCACCTAGCCTTGAGTGGTTTGTGCGCACAGGCACCAGATTTAGTCGAGGCATGCGAATAAAACCACTTCATTTTTAGTATGATCGCAAGAAAGATGCTATTTATTAATGAAACTTTGGGATTTGTCATAAAATAACTATTATTTCAGGTTTTCTCGAACAAGAACAAGTGCGATCTATCCAAAAACTACTTCATAGATACGAGAGGGCCTGCAAAAAGTGGTGAAAAGGTGATAATATATAATTATGAGACTGCTGTTTGAAAATTGGCAGAAATATTGTGATATGGATGGAGTGCTAGTAGATTTCGAGCTAGGCGCAGCAGAATACATTACAGGCGACTTAAAGGCTGGAAAGGCACCTGAGTTAGCCGAAGAGATTGGGCGCGATTACGCGACTGTTGAGGATATTAAGTCTAATAAGCCCGTAAGAAAATACATGTACAAAGAACTTTCTGATCATGTAGATTATTGGGCAAATTTGCCATGGACGAAAAACGGCAAAGCACTATGGAGCTTAATATCCCCTTATAATCCTAATATTCTCACCACTCCCATGGGTCGTGGCTCAGAAATTGGCAAGCAGGCTTGGATTGATAAAAATCTATCTCCATCGCCAAATCAAGTTTTTATGTCTAAAGACAAATACCTTTGGGCAAACAAAGACAGTATCTTAATCGATGACTGGACTAAGAACACAATACCATGGACAGAGCACGATGGAATTGCGATTCTTCACTCAGATGATGATTATCAGAAAACTGTAAATGCGTTAAAGGAACTAAATATAATATGAAACTCCTACTTGAAAATTGGCGAGAGTATTTGGATGAGAACGAGGAAGTTGTCAAGAAAACCTTTCGAATAGATGGTGGCCGGATAGTGGTCATTGAAAACAGTAAATGGGCTGGCGGTGCCCATTCGATAAGTGGTTTTTTTGTTGATGAAGACAAAAGGGGCAAAGGCTTAGGAAAGAAATTAATCCAATTAGTATTGAATAAGTATCCGGGTGAAGAAATCTCCGCACAAGTAAGCAGTTTAGCCTCCTTGAAAGCTTTTATGGATTTAGGCTTTAAGCCTCCTGAGAAACCTGATGCATCGTTCGAAGAAGCGGAAGACATTTTTAGCCGCAACTATGGTAGTCTAAATTTGAGGATAAACAATGAAACTCCTACTTGAAAATTGGCGAGAGTATTTGAGCGAAAGAGTTTATGGCAATTTGATTACTGCTTACTCTCGCACATCTCGTTTAGCTAATATCAAGAGTATGCTAAAAAATGGCTGGCGAATTGGCGACTACGGCGATTTTGAGCCTGGGATATATCTCGTTTATAACTTTGAAGAAAGCGAATATGCAGATCGTTGGTATGGCACATATGTTATGAAGTTCGCTATTAAGGCAAATAATAAGTTTTTAATTTTTGACCCAGATGCTGCAAAGACAGTGTATGGAGAGAATTCCGATCTTCGGTCTCAGATTGAATTGATCGATCCGGAACTTCTAGAAGATGAAAGAGTTGAAAGCTGGATAGCGAGGAGGGAAAAATATGGTGGGGGTTTCTCCGCATTTCCATCAGAGCTTAAAGAATCTATTAATGGAATAATGATAAATACTGGACCCAAGAAAGATGGATATGTAGCAGTAATTTACAAACCAGAAAACGTCCTGACTATGACTTCGTGGGCAAAAATTCCTGAATTATATAGCGTTGAAAAACTCCCCAGAGAACAATGGGAGGATGCGGTGTATGCAGCAAAATCTGGTGCTGATGAACTACTTTTGAGATTAATAAAAATATACGATGGCGATGTTTATAAACTAAAAACAAATCCGCCCACACAAGAAGAATTGGAAGCTATCGCAGAAACCATAAGATACCCAGAAGCCACAGAAGAAGATAGTTTGAGAGCTTTAAAGGAATTTTATATTGCGATATATGCTTATCCAGATAGTATAAATGATATGACATTAGAAGAACTTATAGAAGAAATATATGAAACAGATTATATAGATTTTTCAGGCTTAAGTGCATCGGAGATCATTGCAGAATATGTCGACGCCGAAGATATATCAGAATTTATACAACCCGGCAAAGAAGTAGCTTTGCGTAATATAAAAAGCTTTTTGAATATTCGCGATAGAGGGGCGCGAGACTTTGAAGCCACCACATTTGATGAATATTTAGAATGGATGAAGAAAATAGGACTTGATCCTCAAAAACGAACAGATCCATATAGCAGAAAAACACTCGAATGGAATAGAGAGGTCGATGGCATACAATTACCGCAAAGGATTAAATTGGCATAATGAAACTCCTACTTGAAAATTGGCGGAAGCTTATAAATGAAGAGGTTGTTGATTTCCCAAGTGAGGCAACCGCTTCCGAGCGTTATGAAAGTTATAAAACACATATGGACTCAGCAATTGAGCAAATAAAGTCTTTAGAAAAGATTTTTGAGCGACAAGGTTCAACCACAGAAGATTTAGTTAAGATTAGAATGAGTCTTGAAATATTGCGAGATGACGAGATGCTGAAATACGACATAGAAGGATACGAATGAAACTCCTACTTGAAAATTGGCAGGAATATTTGGAAGAAGAGATCTCAAAGATATACTATTGGCAAACGAGAGGTCCTTGGAAAAGTGAAAGTCAAATTGAATTTGGTGTTACTCATGTTCCAAAAGCAACACCTCGCCAACGAGATAGAACAGAAGAAATATTTGAAGAAGTTAGAAAAGAAAAGTTTCCAGATCGTCCAAGTCGCTTAAATTGTGTCTATTTATGTGAAAATCTTAAAGGTTGGGAAGGAAAAAGCTTTTGTAGTTATCCTGCTCGCAACAATAGTGAAACTTATGAAGTGGAACTTCGCGGAGACTATAATTTATTTAAGACGAATGCAGAATATTGGACCGAGGCTGTGATGAGAGGAGATGAAGAATCAGCAAGAAGTTATGCTGAAGCTTATTGGGAGGGCGCCGGTGAATATGTAACATCTTTAGAAATACTCGTCGATCCGCCAGAGGCAGCGATAATAGTGGAGAAATACGAAGAATGAAACTCCTACTTGAAAGTTGGCGTAAGTTCGTATCCGAGGAAGAGGACACACAGCCCTCTCTGCCCTTGGACCACGTTTTTACTGTGGGCCGGCCCTCAGATGGGGAAATTAGAAGATTACCACAGGAGGAACGCATCGGCGGACTTACTGTATTGCATAGGACAGAACGCCCAGAAACACAGGCAGGGCCGGCAAAATGAGCTTACCTGTTTTTGTAGAAAATAGCAAAGTACCAGTTTGGCTATCAAAGATTTCTCCGATTGAGATTGAAGCTATAAGCCTAGGCGTTTTTGTATTTTCGAGAGGAACAATAAGCGAAACCACGCGCCGGCACGAAACCATTCACTATCACCAATGGAGAGAGCTAGCCTTTCTTCTATTCCCAATTTTATATGGGCTTTTTTGGTTGGTTGGTTTTGCTAGGTATCGAGATGGTGTCAAAGCATATTATGCTATACCATTTGAGCGTGAGGCTTATGTAAATGATGATAATCCAGACTATTTAGAAAAAAGGCCATTTTGGGCATGGAGAAAGTATTTATGAAACTCTTAATTGAAAATTGGCGAGAGTATTTAGACGAAATGGTGTCAGATGGCAGAGGGCTTGCACATCACGGACAGTTCAAGGGCTTAATTGAAAGAGATGTGAATATACCAAAAATGGTAGGCTACCATGTGACCAGAGCGGTGTTTGATCAGTTTGATAATAGCAGATTAGGAAGCAATACCGATATGGGTAAAGCCGGCCAAGATAAATATAACTTAGACAGCTATCTCGGACATATGTTCGTTCCAGATTATCAGCAATTAGGACCGCACAAAGACAAGCTTGTGGGAGATGGAAATACCCCTTATATGTATTCTGTCACATTAACGCCCGGTAAGGTAGCCGTGTTGAACATTAAACGATTTAAAAAATGGTTCAGCGCTGATGCGAAGCACTCAAGACAAAATCTTAAGGAATTTGGAAAATGGCTGAAGCAAAATGGATACGGTGGCTTGCATTACTCAGATCCGACGATGAAAGGCAGACTTATGGCTGACACAATACAAATATTTGATGCTGGTGATACCAAGATCAGAAGTATCTGGAACATGGATACAGACGTAAGATTCCGAGCCAAAGATTTACAAGGTCAATCATTTGCAGATGCTTTTGGGGCTAACCAATGAAACTCCTACTTGAAAATTGGCGAGAGTTTGTAAACGAAAAGAAATGGGAAGATTATGAGATCGACAAAAATACTTGGACCGAATTCTCTCCTGATGAAATAGAAGCCTCTCGTGATCCTATTGAGGTGGATCTTCCAGAGGAATTTATAGCCTTAATTAACAAGGCTTATGAAAAAATTGGAGGAAACTTTGATTTTGGGGCCCCCGAAGACGTTCCCGGTGATGCTGATATTTGGGCGGCAATCGATATTGATGATGACCCCGAGCCCGACGCTCTTAGAATCGGAAAAACAAAACCGCACGGTGTTAAGCTCTCTGCTTCGGGGCACGACGGCACTCGCCCAGGAATCAATGCTTACATACAAAAAACAGCCGATTTGTTAAATAGTCCCGGCTATTACGCAGAAATGTCTAAAGGGATTGCCCACGTTATGTTAAAATATCATAATGTTTCTTATGTTGATGATCCTGAAAAAGTACAGAAGATTTTAGGACCATCAAAACTAATTAAATGGCTTGGACCTCACCCTGAAGGAAAATATCCTGGTATTGATGGATGGTACACCCGCACTATCTCAGGGCACGAGGATGAATTAAAGATTATGTTAGGAGAGCCAAACGCATGAAAGATTGGCTTCAAGATTGGAATAAATTTCTAAACGAAGAGAAACAAGTTGTTTCAACGCGAGAAGAACTAGTTGATCTATTGCGAGATAATCCTGACCAAAAAAGAAAGCTGGATATGCGCAAGGGAGAAGGACACAAGTCTTTTGGCGGTGTCTTCAATCCGCCAATACAGGTTGAGTTCGATTATGGAGAGTTTCCAGAGTTGATCAATCCTGCCGACGGCATGGGTTGGGATATAATTCTTGCTGACAACTCTAATATAGATGACGATAATCTATTGCCAGTTGGGCACTTTGGTTACATTCAAGATAAAGATCTATGGAATAACCATGGTGTATACGATATGCCAGAAAAGGTGGGCGGAAACTCTAAGATTGTTTTGTCAAAAGATGGCAATATTAGTGGCGCCGAAAAAGATCATCTTACAAAATTCTTCGAAGATATGTGGCAGTTTGAAAAGCCGGAATGGTATACTGTTGAAGAAGAGCGTATTCTTCGAGAAGTTACCGAAGACGAGCTACGAGTAGTTGAAGATATCTTAGATAAAATGGCTGAGGATCCAAAATGGCTGCCATTTAATGATATATTTGGCGACAAAACTCGGTTAGTCATTAACTTTCCAACTATGGATAGACATTCTGAACTTGGTAGATTTGCTGATGTGATACAGAATCAGCTTGGACTATCTGTAGACTGGAACAAAGGTACTGTTTCCGCTGATAGACGATGGAATGACCACGTCGGTGCAACAGAACGCATCGCAAACAGGCTTGTCGGAGGGAATGCCAATGAACAAGATAGTGGAGTAATAGAAAGAAGCTTTACCATGAAAATTGGTAAGTATTTTGCTAGATTAGAAAATCTTTTAAAGAAACTTTATGATACAAAACACGCGGTGAGATCGAACAGATTCGTGCACATGCAGTCGCTTTCTTCAAGGATGGTAATAGATGCTATAGGCGAAGATGGAAATAAGCGATATGACCAACTTTTGAATCAATTAGAATTGTATCTAGGAGGATCTGGAGGGAAAGCTAATAAGCACTGGTCGTCTAAAGATAGAGAAGAAGGAGATCCTGTTTCGGAATTCCCGGAATTTGCCGACTATTGGCAAAAAAATGCCGCTTATATTAAGCAAAATCTGAGTTCTCTTAACAGCGATAAGTATTCAATAATCATTACTCGACACCCAATTGATGTTCTTCGAATGAGTGATTATGAAAATATTACATCTTGTCATTCTCCTCCAAGCCAAGAAAAAGTTGGGCAAAGTTACTATAAATGCGCGGCAGCAGAAGCTCAGGGCCATGGGGCAATTGCATATGTTATAGAAACAGAAGAACTACTTTCTGAAACAAACACAGGTAATATTGAAAGCGCCGAGCAGGAAATTCAAGAAGGCGAAATATTTTACGACGATCAGAGGCCCCAAGATACGGGAGATATAAGACCAGTTTCGCGAGTTCGGGTACGGAAGCTAATGTACTCTGAAGATGATGAGACTGGCGGCCAAGATTTTGCGTTACCTGAAAAGCGTATTTACGGCGCCGGCATTCCTGGCATAGCCGATCGGGTTCGCGAGTGGGGTAGACAAACACAAGAAGCAAAGATTGAGAATCTGCCAACAAAAGATGGCAAAATTAATCTCAACGATTTCCAGATATACGGCGGATCTTATGAAGACACTGCCGGGTGGGTGGGTCGTGAAGAGTTGATGTTGCTTCTTTTGCAAAAACCAAGCAACGATTTTACTGGCAGGATTAGCCAAAACATAGAAACTGAAGATGATTTAGATGCTGAGCTTCTTGGTGACCCAGCCGGAATGTATGAAAATGAGTGCCGGCTGATTGCAGCGGAATGGAACAATAGATATGCTAGTGTTAGTGTTGGTTACCAAGTAGAAGGTGATGGAGCCGATGGTGTTTATATTGGAGCAGAAGCTACGATACACATTAAATGGGACGCTGACGAATGGACTAGCCTTCCCAATACTTGGGACAGAATTGTAAGTTATAGCGCCGATGAGTTAAATGGCTTGTTTGGAGATCTTTTTCTAGACCGGGCCCGCTTGTATCGTTCGGGGCAGGAAATTAAATGGGAATGTTCGCTTAATCTTGAGCACCCAGATTTCGGTGGACAATCTTATATGGTAATACCATACGAGTTTAATGAGATGTGTGAGGTCGTCGATGTAAACGCTGACGATAGACGGGATGCTTTTAAGGAATATCTTACCGAATACTTTAGACGCGAAGGATTTATACAAGGCGCCCAATATGTGCAACTTGCTATGTCGATTGAAGATGGAGGGGGTGACCACCTAGAGTGGGATGTAGAAACCGACGGTGAGTATACAAGTTCATATGTGTCGTATGCTTCTGTTAGTTTTTATTATGATCCAGAAGAATGGAAAATAGATCCGAGAGTATTACTTCAAATATTAGATTCGCGCGATTTTAAAATATTATTAAGAAATAATATGCTAGCGGGCCCTAGAAGACAAATATCTACTGATTATTATCTTGATATTTCAAGCGCCGGCGCCGTTGATGTCGGAGGCGAACTTAAATATACAATCCAGTTTAAGATCACACTTGATGATCCAGACGAAAGAGTAGAGTTATTTAAAGAACTCGTCACCGGTGATATGGATGATGAAGACGAAATAACACGAGTATTTAACAAAACTCTTGCTCAAATAAAATACGAAATGAGCCATGGCACTGCGTGGGGATCAGACCTCGACGATATTCAAGAAAGCATGCAGCGGCGATGGACAAGATTCCTGCTGGATGTATGAATACAACGCGAAATTAGACAGAATCATTGATGGTGACACGGTAGACGCCCTCATTGATCTAGGTTTTGATATTTGGATCAAAAAGCGTATTCGTCTATACGGCATAGATGCCCCTGAGACACGCACAAGAGACTTAGAGGAGAAGAGCCTAGGGTTCGCTGCCAAGGAGCGCTTAGAAGAGCTTCTAGAGGCTTCTGGGGGGCTGTTTGTACTCTCTTCTGCTGGTGTTGGCAAGTATGGCAGGTGTCTTGGGACAATCTTTATCGATAACAAAAACATAAATGAACTTTTAATTTCGGAAGGCCACGCGTCGATATACGAGTAAGAAATAGGTTATTTTATTACTTCTATAACAAATATAAAAGATACGTGACCGGGGAGTGTTCTGTAACACTTTTAAATGCAGCAAGAGCCTAGTTATGTCTGTAAGAGGAGATAGAAATGTCGCAAGATCAGCCGGGTTGGGGAGAATATTCCAGATTAGTCCTACAGCAACTTGAAACTTTGTCTTCAGGGATCGAGTCATTACGCACAGAACTTCAAGATATGAAAGGCCAGCTTACTGAGCTTAAAGCTAAAGAAGATCGTGTACAAGACTTGAAAGCTTGGAAAGAAAAGATGGACGAAGTTGCTTCCCCCACGCAGCTAAAAGAACTTGTGGCTCATGTAGAGGAACTTAAGACCTTCAAGACCAAAGCTGTGACTATATTTATGGTTGTTCAGTTTGGAATGGGTGTCGCCATGGCTCTTTTATCATATTTTAAATAACCCGTATCTCACATATTTCGATGTCATCAAACAATAAACCCACTGTTGAACAGGTTTTGAAAGTATTGATGAGACAATTAACAGGAAAACTAACTGAATCAGATTCTGTTGTTCCGCAAATAATCATTAAAGGCGAAGGAAATATTTGGGCCTGGGATCCGTATAATAAAAAGTTAATTTGCGTAGAAAGAGGAACCATCGGCTATATTCTTATGGAAAAACACAATTTAGAAAATAAAACATTAATTTATTGCTCGGGTGGTGATATAATCTGTATAGACCCCGACGAGATCGAGCCAATTGGTTTAAATTAATGTTTTATGCGTTTAATTCATTCTGGTATGGAGTGACAGCTTTATGTGCGACATGGATGTTTTATAGTTTGTTCGACTATGAAGCCTGTGTTGTTACACTATTAACCCTAATATTTTTACAAACTAAAAGGAAAGATGAAAATACAAGTAATTAATTATAGAACAGGCGCCGTGAAAGTGTTTGATTCAGAAGAGGAAGAAATTCAGCCGTTTATTTACAAAGAGCGTTATTATAAGTCAGGAAGAGTGCATAAGCCTACTTATAGACAGGATGGAAGGGAAAAAAACAAGCCATAAGAAAAGAAGGTACCTTTCTCAAAGACTTCAAGATGAAAAAGGACCTATCTTTCTAGTCTTTATTCACACCCCTGAAAGATATTTTACGAAATCGGAGGGGCCATTTAAAGATCAAACAAAAGCTTTTGAGGTGATGGCCGAGCATTTGCGCCGTGGCCATATTTCATGGATTGTCTCATACGATGCATAAAAAAGATGATTTTGGCTCGATAGTCGAAAAAGACTTCAGAGTAGGAGATATTGTAGAGTGGTCTACATTTAATGCTATAGAATCTGAATGGACGACCCATTACGGAATTATTACCACTATTTGTAAAGAGATTGAGTCAGAAAGATTAGTATCTGTTTCCAAAGTGTTGCCACTTAATGGCCCACAAGTAGAAATTAAGTTTTTCACAGCCAGTTTAAGATTGGTTTCAGAAAGAAAGGGGTCGTAAGAAGCCAATGAGTTCTAAAATAGATCATGTAGCATTATTAGTAGATGATTTGGAAATAGCCGAGACTTGGTATTTAGAAAATCTAGATGCTGTAGTTGAATTTAAGGATCAATATTATACCAGACTTCGTTTACATCATACCTGTATTGCTTTAATAGACAGGACACACTACCCACGAGAACATATAGGAATTTTGATAGAAAATATCGAAGATTTGCCCACTGAGCGAGGAGAAGTAGTGAAACATCGCGATGGGACCATAGGAGTTTATGTAAAAGACCCTTTTGGTAACTATTTAGAGTATATTTGGTATTCTGACAACCAAAAGAAGGTTTTTTTGAAAGATGGCTGATATTGATTCTTTAATGCCGCTGATTAAACACTTTATGCCCTTTGCTCAAGAGCGAATGGGGTTTAAAGAGCCACCGCGCTTGTTTCTTAAAGGAGACACAGATAATGCGTCCGATCCTCTAGGACGGACAGCTTTCTATGATCCTGCCGAACGCGCGGTGACAGTGTATATCACCAGTCGTCACCCAAAAGACATTCTAAGGTCCATATCTCATGAGCTTGTTCACCACACTCAAAACTGTAATGGTGATTTTAGCGATGCTGGTGAGATGGGTGAGGGGTATGCACAAAGCAACCCTCACATGAGAGAAATGGAGCGTCAAGCATACGAAATGGGGAATATGTGTTTCCGAGATTGGGAAGACACAATAAAACAGACTATTTATCATGAGCATCTAAATAAAGGAGATTATACGATGTCAACTAAAGATTGGAAAAACAAGGAGATGAAAAGTCTTCTCTCAGAGGCATGGGGGTTCAAAATGGACCTCAATAGAATAAACGAGGTGTCCGACAACGAAGATGTCATGGATGCAAAGGAGGAAACCGAAGGTGATGCCGTCGATGCTGAAGAAGAAGCGGCACTTGAAGAAGATTCTGCGGCTAAACACAGAACGGCCGGGAATACCATCGACGAGGAAAGCGATGCTGAAATCGAAGAATGTGGTGAAATGCCAGAAGAAGGCGAGATTGTCGTAATGGGAGATGAAGAGTCTGGTGTCGAAGTTGGCGCGGAAGATCCTGCCGAGCGTGTAGGCGCACTGATGGATGAACTTAAGGGATTACTGATGCAACTCGCTGGTGGTGGTGAGAGTGCGGCCATGGCAGATGAAGACCCTATGGAAGAAGGCGGAAGCGGTCGCAAAGACCCAGTACGCAAGCGCCCAGGCCGCGATTCTGATGATAGAACACGACCTATGCAAGAAGAGAAAATGCGTGCGATGGTGCGCAAGGCAATTAAGGAAGCGATGAAATAAATGTCTGCTGACTCCAATTGGAGTGACTTCTTGCAGGAAGGAATAACTGAAAAGACTATTTTCACTTATATTCAAGGACTACAAGAGGTTATCAACAACCTCCAACCTAAAACCCTTAAAGAAAAGAACCGTCTAACGCTTGCAAAACAACACTTGCGAGAAATTAGACGGCAAGCTCGACGTATGCTCAACGAAAATGTTGAATTGCAAGAAAAGCTGACGTTACTAGAAGAAAACAAAGGAGGTGAGTAAATGGGCGGTGCTGGCGGACATATGCGTCATCCTCATGATTTAAATGAGGTGGAAGATGGTCAAGATGTTGTTAACCTTTTTAAAGCTATTCCAGCTTATCTTAAAACCAAAGAGTTTCAAGGTGGTGCATCTTCTTCTTTAAAGGTTGATGGTAGTAATAATGGCTTAAAAGTTGTTGTACGTAATGGCGACTATACTTTTGCAGTTGATCGTGGGACACAGATGGCCGCTGACGTGGCGGGAGTGTCCTTGGGCGACATGGACATCCGATGGCCCGAGAAAATCGATCCTGCGACCGGTGAGGCCAAGCCACGGGGGCTGATGGGTTCATCTATACAACTTGTTACTATGATGAATGAGGCTTTAGCTGCAAATCGAGCCAAGATGGTTGGATTATTAACACAACTCGGCCTTTTACAAGAAGACGGCTACCCCGATTTAAGTAAGTTTATTATGATCGAGTGGGTCGAGCGAAGAGCATTTGATCACCCCACCAATCCTGATCTCGGTAGAGCGAACGTTATTTATTATCCTTACGATTTTATTGCGTTTCTTGGTGTAAATCAGTTTTTTGAAATGACCAATCGTCACGGTGAAGTCACGCGACCGAGTGACCTTAAGGCCACAGAAGAAGACTCGGGTCCTGGAAAACCTGCTTCTTATGATCGCGAAGCACTATCGGAACTCGTTGAAATGGTTAAGCCATTTGCCCCTGAAGGTTTTGAGGTTTTATCTCCAATCTCCCTTAAAGTCGCGGTGGGCGGTGATGTGCCAGAAGAGGAACAGGAAGCAGCAGTCACAGAGGCTGTTAGCACTTTAGCTCAAAACATCGATGCCACATTACAAGAGCAGATTCCGATTAGACTGCACAGCGGCGACGATAGGTTACCAACTACTCACACTTTAGAAGAGTGGTTAGGAATGGCCGAGAACTTTCCCTATAAGCCAGATATCAAGATAAAACAAATGGTCGGCGAAGAAGAACGCATTAGAAAAGTCAGCCCTTTTCACAAAGATATTCATAAGGCTCTGTTTTATGAAAATGTTGCGTTACCCGATCTTGTTGTTGATACAGAAATAGCTGAAGCTGTTCGCGGGGATTTAACTCCTTCACTAAAAGCGCTCTATGGTGCAATCTTTATAGAAGCCGCACGAAGATTAGGTAATACTGTCAAACAATCTTTAGGTTCGAGCGTAGAAGAGTTTGGACCTACGGTCAGTCATGAAGGGGTTGTTATCGATGCTGGAATGAAGTTCGGAGATAAAAAAACAGGACACCCTTTTAAGATTACAGGAGAGTTCATTGTGGATGCCACCGGTGGTGCATATGCTGGCGGTCAAGCATTGGAAGAGCAGGGAGTAGATTTAGAAGTTATCGAAGATGAAGGTGGAGATCCTGTTGTCGATGTAGATGCTGCTCCGCAAACAGTTGCGTTGGTGCCGGGAGCATTTAAGCCTCCACACAAGGGGCATGCCGATATGGTGAGAGCCTATGCAACTGGAGATGGAGTGCCAAAAGCAGATAGAACCATTATTTTGATTTCCAACCCTGAAGGTGCTTTACGCAGTTTGCCTCATGATAGTTCAGAAGTAAACGCAGAACATTCCCGACAAATTTGGGAAACAGTTTTTTCCGATGTTACAAGTTTGCCGGGTGTTGAAATAGAAATAGCTTCTTCAGACATGCGATCTCCGGTGAGTATTGCTTATGAATATATTAGCGAAACAACTCCACTAGATATTAGGGCCGGCGACAATGTTATTCTGGGAGCAAGCAGAAAGGACCGCGATTACGAGCGCTGGAAGGGTGCTACAGAGTATCATAAGAAGAAGCAGGGGGTGAATGTCCTTGCCGGCGAAGAGTACGCTGTGGAGCCTTCAGAGCGCTCTGATGGTAAAAACTTTAGCGCTAGCGATTCGCGGCAGTTGATCAGCAATTTGGTTACTAATCCAGAAGATATGGAATCACTTCGACAATTAACTGAATATATCCCACAAGATAAGATTGATGAGTTATATCGTATTCTCGGACAGCCATCGCCTGTTTCACCAGAACCGCCCGAAGAAGCAGAGATAGAAATAATACCGCCAGAAGAATCCGAACTGGAGGAACTGTCGGCAGTCGGGGCAGGCGCCATCGAAGGACCTGGCGGAAGAAGAAAGAAAAAGAGCATTATTAGAAGAGAAAATAAACAAACCGTTGATGACGTAATAAGACTACTTATGGAAAGAGGTATCATGACATGAATAAGCAAGAAGAACAAGATTTTAGAGAGAACATACGAACTCTTATTAAGCTTGTAAAAACCAAAAAGAGCTTTAACGAATCTCGAATTCGCAGTTCTCTAAAAACTCTGGCAAGGCTAGAACTACAAAGGATGATCAGTGAGCGAGAAGTCGCTGATACCGATCCGACTCCCAATAAATCAACTGGAATTAATATCCTGGAAGACCTTCTTAAGAAGATCGTCCCCGTGCTGGAAGTGGACTATAAGAGTCTGACAACTAGTGATGAACAGCGGCAGTCTTTCCGCGCCCACGTCATTAACGCAATTGTGGCTACCCTCACTCCGGTTGAGGCAAACAATCTAGCTGGCGAAGAGGCTAGCCAAGGTACAAACCCCGCGGAAGTCGATGATATAGATGAAGAAATCAACATCGATGTTGGTGACGACGCTGGGGCCGATGACGACAAGTTTATTGATATTCGCACAGATGCAGAAATAGCTGCTGATGAAGAGACTGAAGAAGAGGATCCTGTAGGGGATTTTGGTATCGAAGGTCAGGATGAAACCGGTCGCAATATGGCTTATAACTCGTTTAAGAAGATTGAAACCTCTATCATTGATTCTTATGAATTGCTTTCAAATCCAGAGGATCAGGAGCTATTTTATGATTACCTGATCGCAAACACTAAGCTGTATTTCGATAAGTTCGAAGATGAGTTGACCCCAGAACTAAGCGAGCCAACTAATCAGGCTTACGCTACTGCCAGCCAAGATCTTGACTCTGATAGCAGTGAAGAAGAACTAGAAATCGAATTATAGGACGGCATCCGCGCCGTTTGGACTCATGTGCTGTGATTGTTAGTTGAGCGCTAAAGAAGTAAAATCACTAGACATTGAATTTTAATTAATTAATTTCACTTGACAGAGCTTTGAAATGCTGGTACATTATGGATGTGGTGGTGCTGTGATAGTAATTGATTGCAGACATAATTCATATTCAATCTAATATATCTAATATATCAAAACAAATGAAAAAAAGCAATAGACATAATACTACAGCTTTTAACAGTGTTAGAATTAAATTAGAAGAAGAAGGGTTAATTAATAATGAATTGCTTGTTTTGATAGCAGCGCTTTCATTAGAAGATCTGATTGCTTTGAAATTAGAACTGGCATGTGGTGAGGTTCGAAATCGTCTATATGGATTTGACATATGGAGAAATCTAAAACCTATTGTCCAGGAATCAGTCTTGAAGTTTGCGATCTCAACAAGAAAGTCAAAAAAAGATGCAGCCCGATTTCTTGGACTCAATTATTTAGAATTCAAAAAGTTACTAACTAAATACAACATAGAGGAATACTTCGACATGGTTTAAGTAGGAGATGAACAAGTTGGTTAGAAAAATACTTATAGCAGGCTCCAAGCCAATCACGAGCCTGCTGGTCAAAGGGTGACGAAAAAAACACTAAACTGTGGTTCTAGCAAGTGGTGAGCAAGAGATCCACGACCAACTGGTGTCATATATATAAAGGTGCAATATGTGGAAAGTGTATAAATGGAATGGTCACTATATCGAGGGGGATTTGTTAAGCAAGCACTCATCCGAAGAAGCAGCCCTCAAAGCTGCCAAGAAGGCCATAAAGTTTAATAAGACAGAAAAAGAGAAGAAAAAAAAGGAGATACTTATTTGGCTTGACGGTGAAAATGGAACACCGTTAGGTGTGATCGTTAAAAAAACAAAATAATGGGGACGAAATGGCTTCGACAGGGTAAGAAAGAGGCATAGTGCAAGTAGGTTAGATACGACCTTAACAGTTCAAAACAATAGTTGCAAATAACAACAATCACTTCGATTCTGTTCGCCTAGCGGCTTAATCGGGAGGTTGCTCAGAGCCTTCTATCCAATTTGAGCAAAACAACAGACAAGTTGTAAAAATCAAAACCATCTATTGCAACAGGACGGTAAGCAATAGATTATAACCGTCTACCTTTGTCAGTTTGGACGGTATAAACTGAATAAACTTGTGAATGACTAGAATTAGACTTATTTTGGACGACGGTTCGATTCCGTCCGTCTCTACCATTGCGGGTGTAGCTCAGCGGTAGAGCCTCACGTTGCCAACGTGACTGTCGCTGGTTCAAATCCAGTCACCCGCTCCATCAAATAATCATAACAAACAAAAGGAAAAATAATGATTAAATTACTCACACTTGGACTTATTTTGGCTGGTTGCCGAGATAATCTTAATTATGATGACGTCTATACTGGCGACACTCACGGCAAAATCTCAGGCATTGTCACTTCTACTGATGGCGCCGCCCTCGCAGGAGTCACTGTGACTGCGCAGGATGCCACAACCACCACAGATGAGAACGGAATTTACACACTACTTGATGTTTCTCCATCTCAGACTATTGTAGTGAAGTTTTCAAAGCAGGGCTATGCTAAGAATTACAAGACCACAGCAATGCAGACCTGGGAGACAGTTTCTTCTAATGCCTCACTGCTTGAAGCCGATGGTACTTCTGTCATTGACAGCCAGATCTCTAACACTGTCGTTGTAGAAGGCACTACTGTTAGGTTTTCAGAAAATTCATTTGTAAATGCTGATGGTAGTGAATATGTAGGAGATGTTACTGTTCAGGTGACTCACGTAGACCCCTCTACAGACGACCTAGTAGGCGCTCCACGGGATTTGACTGCGATTACTAGGCAGAGTACCGACTCAACTGCAAAAGACGCCACAACGGCGTCTCAGCTAGTTTCTTATGGAATGGTAGATGTTTCCCTCTTCAACGCTGACGGCGAAGAACTCAATCTTTCTTCCGAAGTCCCAGCTTACCTAGAAATTCCTATTACCAATGGTGAACTACCGGATCTATATCATCTTTCTGATGGCGATAGTCAGTCGGCTTGGTCTTTTGATCCTGATATTGGCTCATGGGTAGAAGAAGGAGTTGGAGTGATTGTAGAAGAAGACGGAAACTCATATTTTCAGTTTGAGGCTGATCATTTTTCATGGTGGAATTGCGATCAGGGCTTTGTCCCCTCTTGTGCTACAGGTAAGGTGATAGACACTTTAGAATTTCCTGTTAGAGGTGCTGAGGTTATTTGTGCCGGGGGACAGTCAACCACCACCGCAGTAACTGATGATGATGGAAATTACGTCTGTAGTATTCTTGTTGGAGATACAGTGAGATTTACCGGCACAACTTTTGTTGATAATCGCAACTGGTCAAACAACGTCAGCAAGTTTATGGATGGCGAAGGAAGCGATGCCAACACATGTGAGCCTATTGAAACCATCCAGATCGATGTTTGTCGTCTTGCCGGCGCCATTAATGTTCAGAACATGCGCGGCACTAGCGAAACAATACAGGAAATGGAAGCTGATAATATTATTGCCTTCTTTTGGGAGCCGCTTGGCGAACCTTTCTACTGCGATGACCTTTGGCAGTCTTTGGAGCCGGGCTCATGCTGGACAGGAACTCAAGAAGAGGTCCTTAGTGCCTTCCCGCAGGGTGCTACCCCTGGCATGCCAGATGATTCCCGCTCTGTTGGAAGTTGGCTTGAGGTTCGAACCAATAAGAGTGTATACCGCATCGATCGGGAAACAGTTAGCGGTGAACCAAATTACAATTGGGACTCCCATACAGTTGATGGGACCACAGTTTCCGATCACAGGCCAGAAATCAACAATGGTGATATTCTAGATGTCCAGGCTCCCGGTGATTACTCATCTTATTTTGGTGCTTGGGAGTTGGCTGAGTTTGCGACAGTTCCGACGGCTGTAGAATTCAGTAGCGCTGACACTACGTTGGACTGGAACAATGCAAATCTTACTGTGACTTATAATAATCACAATGATGAAAACATATTTGTAAACGTTCTTGTTGGCGAGACACAGATGCTTTGCAAGTTTGATGATACTGGTCGATTTACCGTGAATTCCATGGGACTAGATACGGGCTTCGGAGGACTTTCAATCCAACATGTAGAGACAGAGCTATTTCCTGGTCCTGATGGGCTTCCTATCAGAACCATGGTTATATCTGGCGAGAGTGTCGCTGTTGACATAAAGTAAAATATTGCTTTATTTGAAATAGACTGTGGCGGGGGTAGCGTTTGTTGCCTCCGCCACAAGCATTTTAGGAATAAGAAATCTTCTCCCATATATACTACAGTATGAAGACGCTTAAGTTGGATAGTTCTTACAAACCAATACAAATTATAAGTGTTGAAGAGGCGTTCTGCATGATCTGGTTGAATAGGGCCAATCTAGTAGAAGTATACGACGATGTTTTTTTAAGATCTGCGCATGAGTCTTTTTTAGCCCCTTGTGTTGTTTCAATTAATCGCTTTGTTAACAACTCGAAGTTTTCTCTTATATGTAATAGAAGAAATGTGATACATAGAGACAACTTTACATGTCAATATTGTGGTGTTGTCTTTCCTTTTAGCCAACTAACGCTGGATCACATTATTCCGCGCAGCAGAGGCGGCCTGAAAACATGGGACAATATTGTTACTAGCTGCATGCGCTGTAACCAGAGAAAGGCCAACAAGCTTCCGCATGAAGCCAATATGAAACTCTTGGGGGTACCAAAGGTACCGCCCTATCAAATATTTCACACTTTTGAAAAAGATTCAATCGATGATAAGTGGCGCCCCTACTTAAAGACATGAGCGCCAACCCAAAAAAATACCATATTGATGAGTGGGTGTTTTATTGGCCAACAGAAATCCATGATAAAAAACGCGCATTAATTTTATGGTGTTACAACGATAACAGAACAATATGGGACTATGAGATAATTCTCGATGAAACTGGAGAAAAAAGAAAAGTACTAGAGAGTTCTCTTTTTACAGAATAGCCTCCTACCTACTAATAGGGATGCATCGGGTTTTTGCGATTTTAGTTTCTTTAGTCTGCGTACTTACAGCAGGCTGTACACCTGACTACGGCATTGTTGCACCCGATCCAGTATATATTGAAGTTCCAGTATATATTGAAGAAGAAGTCCCCGAAGACCCAGGCTTAGTGTGGGTTGATGCAGTCACACAGGTGGCTAGTACAAATGGTACTGACATCTTGTGGATTATAGACACGTCATGTTCGATGGACGATGACGCCAGCAGAGTGTTGTCGGGAATCGAAGCAATGATTGATTCCCTTCCGACTTCTGGTTGGCGTCTTAACATGTTGAGCGCCGACCCTCGCGACTATACAGATGAACAGTTTCCTCTGGTACCTGGAGACACAATTGTTGAAGCAGAGAGAATGTATGGTCAGATGTCTCGTGGAAGCCTTGAAAATGGGTTTGAAGCTGCTCAAAAGTACATCGAAGAGAGTGCATACGCTCTCACATGGATGCGAAAGGACGCGTCCTTATTGATTGTCTTTGTGTCTGACGAAGAAGAGCAAAGCACCGCAGTATTTTATACAGTGTCGTCTTTTATTGATTGGCTTGATGACATTCGAACTGGGATATTTGTTTCAAGTATCGTGAACTTTGAACAGTCAGAGTCTTTATGCAATGCACACCCCAGCAGCGAAGGCATTCGTTTTGCAGAGGTTACAAATCACTACGCGGGAGTAATGGTTGATATTTGCTCCGAGGATTGGTCTCCAGGCGTCCGTGATGCTGCGGCACAGCTAGAGCCCTACGAGAGCATAAAACTCTCTCACGAGCCCGTAGAAGGCTCCGTGAGGGTATTTGTGGATGGCTCCATCTACAATGACTGGTACTACGATAACACCGACAACACTGTTTACTTTGTAGTCGTCCCTGAATCAGGGTCCTTAATGGAAGTCGGATATAGGTACCATCCTCTTGATACAGGAAATAGTTAATAAATAATACTTGACAAATCTCTATTTGCGGTTATAATTAAGATTGTTAGGCAAGAAATATTTTGCTAATCATTTACACACTAATAAAAAGGTATTATGATGCATAATGAAGAAGATGTGGGAGAAAACCCCACAGTAATGGTGTCTGGGGGCTTTGATCCCGTACACGCTGGCCATATCCGTTTAATCCGACATGCTGCTGAATTTGGTGACGTCATTGTGGTTGCCAATTCTGATGAGTGGCTTTTCCGCAAGAAAGGCTTTGTGTTCATGGAGTTTGAACGACGTATAGAGATCTTAAATGCGATTAAGGGAGTTATTTTAGTTGATTCTGTAGATGACTCCGACGAAACTGTTTGTGAGGCGATCCGTCGGCTTAAGCCAGATTATTTTGCAAATGGAGGAGATCGGGGCAGAGCCAACACTCCCGAACAAAACGTTTGTGAAGAATTGGGTATTGAGATGCTGTGGAGCATCGGAGGAGATGAAAAGCTCCAAAGTTCTTCGGTTCTAACAAAAAAGGGCCGAGATTACGAGCCTCCTCCTAGGCGAATTCAAACGCCAGTTTCAGAAAGATAGTAAATAATACTTTTACAGATGGGAAATCTGTGTTATTATATACATGAATCAAAGATAGAACTTATGTGGTTTACATTTTTAAAAAAGGAGAAAAAAATGAGCACTACAACAGCGAATAAGGGTGTCAAGAAGCTTGAGGCAGCCGTTGCCTCCCAGAGCGAGCAGCTATCTTCTGTTCTTAATCGGATGAACAGAATGGCTGATGAGATTCACGTTCTTAAGGGTGAACTTAATCGATTTAAGAGCGACGTCGCAAGCGATGTCAAGTATCTCACCGACCGCGTCGATTCTTAAGAGAAAATAATGAACATATATGAAAGATTAGCAACTCTTAACTTGCCTGAAGATACCGATGTCACTCTGACCTATAGTCAGGGAACAGGTGTGTTTGTTCACAACGAAACTGCCGTTGATACAGCAATTGCTGATACAGATGTTATTAGTGAGTTTGCTGATCTAGTCGCAACTCCAGGGCTTCAGACGTCCGTTCCGTATGTCGGCAACGTGCTGGAGACCATGAGAGAAAGCGGCTTTCTAGATGATTATGAGCGCGGCAGTTTTGCATTTGAAGACTTTATTCGTGAAGTTCTCCATGGCAATTTCTATGATCAAGAGTTCATTGGGAACTCGATAAAGCGTTACGATTATAAACGAGGCTTCTGTACTCTAGAGACAACAGTTACAGTCCCTCTGGCTAATTTTCTAGATCTCCAGCCCTTGGTGTATGGATGGGTTGTATCAGTAGCTACCCCTGCTGGTACCCTCACCGTCACCGACGACTAAAGACAGAATTCCCACCGCTGCATCGTCGGCTCATATATAACGATGCGTGGCTGCCAGACGTTACGTTGGCAGGGGTTTACCGGTCATCCTTGGACGCAAAAAACCGGTTTTTTATTCTTGGTTATGTTTAGTCTATAAAGTCACTAATAACGCGAGACAACTATATATGTTATATTTGGTGTTCAATGGCTAAAAAGAATTTTGTTGTAGATACGAGCGTTTATTTGACAGACGCGGACTCGATATTTAAGTTTGATAATCATGATGTGTTTATCCCTCTTAAGGTTTTAGAGGAAATAGACAAACACAAGAAACGCCAAGATATGGTAGGTATCAACGCTCGTAAGATTATTCGAACTCTAGACGAGCTTCGTTCGCGCGGTAGTCTTCAGAAGGGTGTACGTCTAGGCAAGGGAAAGGGCATTATCAAAGTAATGTCTTACAACTGCCTTAAAGATACAATATTCCCGCCTGACTTAGATCTAAGAGTACCTGACCATATTATTGTCGCTACTGCACTGGCAGTGAGAGAATCCCCCACGCGCAGAAAGACTATCGTAGTCTCTCGCGACATCAACATGCGAGTCATCTGCGACTCGATTGGTCTTGAGGCAGCAGACTATCAAAATGAAAAAGCGGTAACATCGTCTGACGATCTGTACCAAGGATTTACTACTCTTTCCATAGACGATCAGGCTATTGAACGGTTCTATGCCAATGAAAAGATACTTCTAGAAGAAGAAGATGTGAAAGAAACTCTTTATCCAAATCAATATATTATGATGGTGTCTAATGCTAATCCTAAAAAGAGTGCCCTGGCTCGCTTTGATGGATACCACAATCCGCTATGTAAAGTTAATAACGATAGAATCCCAGATTGGAAGATAAGCTCAAGGAACAAAGAACAGGCCTTTGCTATCGACTTGCTTTTAGACCCAAGCGTGAAAATCGTTTCTTTGGTGGGACGCGCTGGTTCTGGAAAGACATTGATGGCCATTGCGGCCGGACTCCAGCAGACAATAGGTCTGCCGGCCCCGTCAAGAGACGAAAACCCATATTCACGCCTGATTGTTTCGCGCCCTGTGCAACCGATGGGTAAAGATATTGGATTCTTGCCTGGAACATTCGAAGAAAAGATGCTTCCATGGCTAATGCCCATTCAAGATAATCTCCAGCATCTGCTTGGAAATAATAAAAGTACGTTGTCAATGTATATTGATAAAGGTAAGATTGAGATTGAGGCTCTGACTTATATTCGCGGCCGTTCTATTTCTAATGCGTATATCATCATTGACGAAGCTCAGAACCTAACCAAGCACGAGATCAAGACCATTATCACTCGCATAGGGGAAGGAACAAAGATTGTTCTGACCGGAGATGTTGAGCAGATTGATAACATCTATGTTAACGAAACCACTAACGGCTTAGCACACGCAGTCGAAAAATTCAAAGAATATAGGTTGGCAGGACATGTCACCTTCAAGAAGGGCGAGAGAAGCGACGTCGCTACTTTGGCTTCTAAAGTTCTTTAGTAAACAAAAGCTTATTTTTAGGTTATTATTGTTAAAGGAGTAAATATGAGTGAAGAAAAAACTATTACCGAAGAAGAAATACATACAAATAGTGTGCTAGCCATGCACGTAACTCCTGATTCTCCATTGAAGGAGTATTTAGTAGAGTACGTGGGCAAGAAGTTTGATCAGGAAGAAGTGACCGTTAATATGGTAGCTGAAGTCATGGCATCCGATTTCCCTGAGTTCGTATTTTCTTTCGCAGAAGAAAACTATCTGCGTGGATATCAGCAGGGCCTCGATGATGCTATTAAACTACATACGTCATAAAAATTTAGTTGTTGAGAATAACATGGACTTTTACACATCAAATGGTATTCATGTTTATTTCAAGGATCCGGTTAAAAACAACGACGTCGATATAGAAGAATGTATCGCTAAGGCAGAAAGTGTGTTAGCTAATCATCTTTTAGATGAAGTAGAAATGGTTATTATTGGGCACTTCGAAGAGTTTGACGACCGAAGTCTGACCGCTTTTTACGACGGCGGGACACTATACCTGACCCCCGAGCATGAATCCCAAGAAGACGCATTTAATGACATTGTTCACGAAGTCGCGCATTCATTAGAAGAACCCTATGGTGCCTTGATCTACCAGGACTCCAAAATAGAAAAAGAATTTTTAGATAAGAGAGTCAATCTGCACAAGATATTGTGGGAACTTGGCTTTAAGACCCCAGAGGCAGTTTTCCTAGAGACCGAATACAATGAAGAATTCGATATGTTCCTTTATGAAGATGTGGGATATGACAGGCTGTCGATAGTTACACAAGGCATCTTCATTTCGCCTTACGCGGCAACATCTCTGAGAGAGTATTTTGCCACTGGGTTCTCTGAATATTATGTGGATCCCAGCCATGGCTATTTAAAAACCACATGTCCTCAACTATACAAGAAGATTTTGCTGCTTCAAGATAAAGAAGCACTTGACAAAACTTACTAAGTCGAGTATAATGAAAGAAAAGGGAGGGCTTTATGCCTCATATTTCTTATTCTGAAATGAAAGACTGGGCGTTCTGCGCCTTTTACCACAAGCTTACTCGCGTTGACAAGATTGATGGCTTCAAGGGAAACGCTTTTACTGCATTTGGAACTGCTTTGCACTCTGTGTGCGAGAGGAAGCTTCTTAAGGCTCCTGTCGACGAGCAGTACTTTATCCAAGAGTTTGAGAAGTGTATTGAAAAGTTGCCTGATGACGTTGAGGTTGACGAGAGCCTTGTTGCTGCCATGAGGGAGCAGGGCCAACTGATTATGCCAGAGATCCAAGATGCTTTGGATAACTACTTCGAAGAGTACGAAGTGCTTGCAGTAGAAATGCCCTTGATGGAGACTATTGAAGAAGAAAAAGAGTATAAATTTAAGGGATTTATTGATGCGATTGTTGCAACCCCTGATGGAAAAGTCCATATTTTTGACTGGAAAACTTGTGGGTGGGGATGGGATTCTCGCAAGAGAAGCGACAAGTTGGTCAATTATCAGCTAACTCTATATAAGCACTTTTTCGCTCAGAAAGCAGATGTCGATGTTAACGATATCGAAACACACTTTGCACTACTTAAGAGAACGGCAAAGAAAAACCGTGTAGAGTTTTTTCGAGTAACGAGTGGCCCGAAAAAAACACAAAATGCTTTAAAATTAATGAATACTGCTCTATACAATATTCAAAATAAGCGTTATATTAAGAATAGACTATCTTGCACCAACGGATATGGGTGCAAATTTTACAAGACAGAACACTGTCCTTGAGGAATAAATGAAAAAGAAGAAGATATTGGTCTTATCTGACCATCCGCTTTCACCTTCCGGTGTTGGCACTCAAACGCGCTATATGATTGAGGCACTTCTTAAGACCGGTCGGTATTCGATTGTGTGTCTTGGAGGCGCCGTTAAGCATAAGGACTATCAGCCACAGAAGGTAGAACCTTGGGGAACTGATTGGATGATCTATCCAATCGACGGGTACGGCAGCCAAGAGATCATTCGTTCGGTTCTCCAGAAGGAGAAGCCAGATGCGTTGTGGTTCATGACCGATCCTCGTTTTTATGGTTGGCTTTGGGAGATTGAAGACGAAGTCCGAGCTAACGTGCCGATGATTTATTATCACGTTTGGGATAACTTCCCGGCGCCCCATTTCAACGGGCCGTTCTACCGCTCTACTGATGAGATAGCTTGCATTTCAAAGGTGACGCACGAGATTGTTAAGCAGGTCGCCCCAGAGGTGAATAGCAGGTATCTGCCGCATGCTGTTAATAGCACAGTGTTTAAGAAGTACACGGAAGATGTAGACAAGCAGAAGATGAAGAATATTCGCGCAAAGCTAACAGAGAGCAATAGCCCAGCCGTCCAGAACCCAGATAAGAAGATCTTTTTCTGGAATAACCGAAACGCCCGCCGAAAGCAGTCAGGCACTCTCATTTGGTGGTTTAAGGAATGGCTAGACAAGGTAGGTCACGACAAGGCGATGCTTTTGATGCACACAGATGCTCAAGATCCGCACGGACAAGATTTGCCGCACATCATCAAGCACCTGGGAATTTCAGACGGACAGGTGATGTTGTCGACTAATAAGGTACCGCCAGAAGATCTGGCGAATATGTACAATGTAGCTGATTTCACCCTTAATATTTCTGATGCTGAGGGATTTGGTCTTGCAACTCTAGAATCTCTCTCTTGCGGCACTCCTATCATTGTCAATATGACTGGAGGCCTCCAGGAGCAGGTGACTGACGGTAACAAATGGTTTGGCTACGGCATTCAGCCGGCCTCTAAGGCAATAATCGGCTCTTTGCAGGTTCCTTATATTTATGAAGATAGAATTTCACAGGAAGACTTTGAGAAGTATCTAACAAAGGCACTCAAGATGTCTAAAAAGATGTACGAAAAGATGGCAGCCGACGGCCAAGCCCATGTGGCGGCCAACTACAATTTTGAAGTTTATGAAGAGTCATGGGTAGAAACTATGGATGATTTTATTGAGCGTAATGGCTCATGGGAAAGCAGAAAGGGGTACAAGCCCTGGTACTTATTGGAGGTAGCGTGAAAAAGAAGAAAGTACTGTTGAGAGGTCCCCTCTTAACTCGCTCAGGATATGGCGAACAGGCTCGATTTGCATTGAGGTCTCTGCGATCTCAGCCCGAAGCCTGCGAGGTGTTTATTCAGCCCACAGGTTGGGGAAAGACATCTTGGGTTAATATCCAGGACGAAGAGCGGCTCTGGATTGACCAGACGATCGAAAAGACGATTGCCTATATTCAGCAGGGAGGACAATTTGATATATCAGTTCAGGTAACTATCCCGAATGAATTTGAGAAAGTTGCCCCGATAAATATCGGCTATACAGCCGGCATTGAGACCACTAGAGTCGCTCATGAGTGGCTTCTAAAGGCAAACGAGACAGTTGACAAGATCATTGTTGTTTCAAATCACTCAAAGAATGTTTTGGAAAATACTGAATATGTTGGCCGCGACGAAAGAACAAATCAAGAAGTTAGACTGACCTTGGCAAAGCCAACATACGCTGTAAACTATCCCGTAAAGAAGTACGAGAACCTACCAGAACTTGAGCTTGAACTAAAGCACGACACAAACTTCCTAGCAGTCGCACAGTTTGGTCCAAGAAAGAATGTTCCCAACACTGTTAAGTGGTTCATGGAAGAGTTCAAGGATGACGATGTAGGGCTTGTATTGAAGACAAACATAGCCAAGAACTGCTTGATGGATCGAGAAAAGATTCACAATGATTTGAAGCAGTTTCTATCATCTTACAAGGATCACAAGTGTAAGGTTTACGTTATCCATGGAAACATGACCGATGAAGAGCTTCATGCGCTGTACGTCCACCCCAAGATTAAGGCATTTTTGACTCTTGCTCACGGTGAGGGTTTTGGTCTTCCGATTTTCGAGGCAGCCTATAGTGGGCTTCCTGTCGTCTCTCCTGGCTGGTCTGGCCAGATGGACTTTTTGTGTGACACCGAGGGTAAAGAGCATTTCTACAATGTACCATTCGATCTCCAGCGGGTACAGCCTGAAGTCGTCTGGCCCGGCGTTATTGTTGCTGACTCCATGTGGGCATATGCCCGCGAAGAGGGTACTAAGAGCAAGATGCGACAGTGCTACGATGATATTGTAGAAAATAGTGGATATGTCGCCGCCAGTTGCGAGTACGCTACCGAACTAATGGAACGCTTTGAAGAGAGTAAGATGTATGAACAGTTTGTTTCTTTGGTACTCCCTTTGGACGAGATGAAGGAAGAAGCCCAAAAGATAGATGATCTCTTGAGTGACCTACTATGAGCCAATACGTATTTGTCTCAGATATGTTCATACAGGATTATCGTGGCGGTGCAGAGTTAACAACCGAGGCACTGATACGCTCGATGCCTTTTGGAAGTAAGTTTGCAAGAACGCACAGTCATACATTGACTACTGATATGTTACGAGACAATGCGGAATTCCATTATATTGTTTGCAATTTTGCATCTTTACGTGACGATGTGAAGCTTTTCATGTGCAGGAATGAGATTCAATATTCGATTGTTGAATACGACTACAAGTTTTGTAAATATCGTTCCATGGAAAAACACTTAGCATTAGAAAACAAAAAGTGCGATTGTGTTGAAAAACACGCTGGAAAGGTCAATAGCGCTTTTTATGGATATGCATCGAAGGTGTGGTTTATGAGCGAAGCACAAATGAACATTTTCTTGACAAGAATAAAAGTACTTAAGTCAGAAAACTGCGAAGTTCTTAGTTCTGTGTTTATGCCCGGAGACTTGGCGTTTATGGGCGCGATTAAGGAAAATGAAAAAGACGGTAAGTACCTTATTTTAGGATCTAATTCTTGGATAAAAGGCACTCAAGATTGCATTCAATATGCGAATGACAATGAACTAGAGTTTGAGATCGTTAGCGGCTTGCCGTATCATGAGCTTTTAATTAAGATGTCTACTTCTAAAGGCTTGATTTTCCTTCCATTAGGTGCTGATACTTGTCCCCGGTTTGTTATCGAGGCTAAGCTGCTTGGATGCGATCTGAGGATTAATGAAAACGTACAACATAAAGACGAGCCATGGTTTGAAACGCAAGAATCAACAGCAGCTTATTTAGCAGACCGAACTTCGGTGTTTTGGAGCCATTATGAAGGGTGACACTATTGTAGTGATGGGAAACGGACCATCATTAAAAGATGTTGATTTTGATATGTTGAATGGGGTTGATACTTTTGGTTTAAACTCTGCTTATCGAGCTTATGAGCGCATAGACTGGTGGCCGACCTATCATGGTTGTTTTGATTATCGCGTAACGGATAGCCATCGTGAAAACTTTATTAATCTGATTGAGAACAGCCCCGTTGAAAGATGCTTTTATATCAAAAACATAAGTGATTCTCCAGATATGCAGTTTGTTAACATGTTAGAACATGGCACAACGGCAAGATGGAATAACTGCGAAGAAGACTTCAAGGAATTTCACGACAATGGGAATTCGGGCGCCAATGCCTCATCAGTTTCAGCCTGCTTGGGATATAAAAAGATTATATTGTTAGGGGTTGACTGCAACTACGTTGAGCTTGTCGAGGGAAGCAAGAAAGATGGCCCCGGACAGCTTGTGATGGAAAAGACACCAGAGACAAATCCAAACTACTGGTTTGATGATTACCAGCAGAAGGGTGACGAATACAACGTCCCAGATGGATTGTCCTTTCACATGCCTACGTGGAACCTGTTTGCTTATAAAGCCGCCCACGCGGGCGTACAAGTCGTTAACTGTAGCCCGATAACCAATCTCCGGTGTTTCAAGCGAACCACGCTTGAGGAGGCCCTCAAGTGCTAAAGAGGTACTATTCTTCTACCAATCCTGATGTCCTGTTGCACATAGTATGCAGCACTGCTGACATTAGCGACACTCGCACGGATGTAGTAGATGACAACGAATTCCTACAGTTGGCTATTTTAAAGCTTCCGCAAGGAAAAACTTTTGTGCCACACAAGCACATTTTTAAGGACGTCCCAAGTCAAGCAATCGCTCAAGAATCTTGGGTCGTATTAAAAGGAAGTGTCTTGGCTGTTTTCTACGATTTGAATGATAAGGTGCTGGCAAAACATGTGCTACAGTCCGGCGACGTATCAATTACTTTAAACGGTGGCCACAACTACGAGATCCTAGAAGAAGACACTCTAGTGTTGGAGTATAAGACAGGCCCCTACTATGGACAGAAGCTAGACAAGGTGTTTATCGATGATAAAGATTAATATGGGTTGTGGCTGGCGTAATTTTGGCTCTGATTGGATCCATATTGATGGCGGCGATTATGAGCTTTGAGGTGGTTGAGGAATTTGAAAGGCAGGTAGCCGATTTTTTCGGGGCCCCCCACGCAGTGGCAGTCGACTGTTGTACGCATGCTTTAGAGTTGTGCTTGAGACACCAGAACATACAGAGCTTTAGTGCCCCGAAACGCACTTACATTTCCGTTCCGTTTCTGTCACAGAAGTTGAATATTGACTTCGAGTGGAGAGACGAAGATTGGCAAGATTATTATTATCTTGGCGGTACAAATATTATTGATGCTGCTGTTTTGTGGAAAAAGAACAGCTACATTTCAGACACGTTTATGTGTTTAAGCTTTCAATATCGAAAGCATTTAAGCCTCGGCCGCGGCGGCGCTATCCTAACAAATAATAAAAATGCAGCCGAAGCCTTAAAAAAAATGGTATATGATGGTAGAATATCTAATGTACCATGGCGAGAGCAAAACATATCGTCAATCGGGTATCACTATTACATGACACCAGAGATTGCAACTTTAGGTTTGGAAAAACTACCAACAGCGATTGAAACGAAGCCTCACCGCTGGGTGGTGACCGACTGGCCAGATTTGACAGAGATGGATGTTTTCAAAAATAAAAATGGAGATTTTTAAATGAAAAAGGCTTTAATTACCGGCATCAGCGGCCAGGACGGCAGCTACCTTACAGAATATCTACTTTCTTTAGGATATGAGGTACACGGTGTGGTGCGACGGCACTCAGTGGCGGAAAACCAGAACCACCGACTTCACAAGAGCAACATAAATGATCATGACCGTGTTCACACATATTATGGCGATCTTTTAGATTATCCTTCTCTCATCAGAATTGTACAGCAAGTCCAGCCTGACGAAATCTATAATCTCGGCGCCATGAGCCACGTTCGTATTAGTTTCGATGTGCCATCCTTTACAATCCAGACAAACGCTTTAGGCGTATTGAACATGCTTGAGGTTTATCGGACTTGTGCGCCAGAGGCCAAGTTTTATCAGGCTAGTTCGTCAGAAATGTTTGGCAACTCAGTCGATGACGATGGTGTCCAGCGTCTTACTACACCCATGAACCCTGTTAGCCCTTATGGGTGCGCCAAGGTTATGGGATTCAACCTTGTGCGCCACTATAGGCACGCTTACAAGCTACATGCATGTAATGGTATTCTCTTTAATCACGAATCTCCACGCAGAGGTTCTAACTTTGTGACCAATAAGGTCGTCAAAGGCGCCGTCTCGATCGCTAAGGGTTTGCAAACTAAGCTTGAGCTAGGAAACATGGACTCATATCGCGATTGGGGACACTCAAAGGACTACGTTCGTGCCATGCACGCCATCGTTAACCACGATGTTGCAGATGAGTTTATTGTAGCCACCGGTGAGACTCACTCTGTCAGAGAACTGTGTGACACTGTGTTCAGCAAGCTTGGGATGAATTACGAAGACTATATTGTCCAGAACCCAAAATACATGCGCCCCGAAGAGTTGAAGTACCTCAAGGGGGACCCGTCTAAGTCCCACGAGGTTTTAGGCTGGAAGCCTGACTATACCTTCGATAGCATGATGGACGAGATGATAGACAGATGGTTAGCGGAACTGTAGCATACAAAAAAGGTGACCTGATCAAGTGGTATGAATACTACGCCGACGGCTTTATGGTGCGTGACGCAGGCTACGGTATTATAATCAGGAAGACGCCGCTGCCTACACGCTGTGGCATTCACGCAGGATTATATCGAGTATTCCGTATGTCCTATTCTGATGTTACAACATTTTCTGGTAATGAAATGGAGAAAGTATATGATACATAAAAAGCGACTATGCATACTTCAGGTGGCCCCGACCCACCCGGATCCGCTCCATGTTGAAATGTTTCGTGACAAAGAAGAATGCGATTTCTATTTTGTAACTCACGATAAAGAACATCCCGACGCCCTCCAGTTTTGTCCCAACACAACATGGACCGACACGAGGAACATTCTAGCCGCCAAGGTTCCCAAAGACTATGAGTATTATGCTTTCGTAGATTATGACTATATCTTTCGTCCCCAGCGAGATCTTGGGCCCCTAGAGCAGATTTTAGAGGATTTAGAAGAATACAATCCGGCGGTTCTTACATATTATCCGGGCACCGGACTGACTACTCCGTTCGCACAAAACACAGAGTATAGAGATAGCACGAGCGCCTCCGTGCTGCCATTCAGTCACTGTGGAATGAAGGTGACCCATCACAGCTTGATGAGTTGGTTTTTCCCAATGGTTACTCGGTTCGGAGGAGGGGTTGAAGCATGTCACCTATTCAATATTCTAGAAATTCCTTTCCTGAAACATGTCGTTTGCAGCCACAAGATGGTATATGACAACGGTTTTACCGATGAAGAAGCCCCACATAATCTAGACGGAGCTTGGAATAAATACAGAATGGATGAGATGTGGAAATGGATAAGGCCTGCATTTAAAAAGGTCGCTGCCATTGACTCATATGCCCAGACTGAGGCAGCTAAACTGGATTCTCTACTGCCAAAGGCGGCATTTGTTAATCTGTTTCTTGCCAAAAACATAACCCCCAGTCATTCTGAGCCACGCGAAAGTTACTTGGATCTAGAACTTCTAAACAAGTTTTTTGATTTGTCGCATGAACGGTTCCTAAACATAGGGCTATCTTTAGAAAAAAGAGAAGAATCTCCCGAAGCACTAAAAACAGTACGAGAACATGTATCAAATATAACATTTAATGAGCTAAAAACAACTGAAGATCCCTGGCTAGCCATTTCACGGAACATTAATGAGCACATTGTGGGGGCCAGAAAGTTTACTGTAAATGAGATTGTAGAAGAATATCAACGTTCGGCGCCGCCCTCTTTGTTTAAAAACAGTTGCGCAGTTAATGAAGATATATTACAATACTTAAAAGATAAAAGAGTGGCGATCGTCGGACCTGCGCCCTATCTGCGTAAATTGAACAAAGGTGGGGAAATCGACGGTTATGACGTAATTGTACGAATTCAACATGACATACCAAATACAGAAGATTATGGTTCACGAACGGATATAGTGCAGAGTTGTCTTAACTCAAATTACGGACCTCCGGTAACTGAACACTTGCGTTCGTTGCCGCTCGACTGCCGCCCCAAGTTTGTTATATGTAATGACACTGCTAGCGAACAGAAGCCCGACGGGTCTTGGGCGTTTGTTGACGAAGTGTACGAAGCAACCCTGGCCGACTTAGATGTACCTCTAGTTCACTTGAGAAACAAGGATGGCACCTGGGACCGATGGAACTTATATTGGGAAGTATACCCAAAAGAGCACATTGAGTATTTTGGATTAAACAAATACTCATATCATACCGCAAACTTTAATTCGGGTTATGGCGCCCTCAACTATTTATTGCGTTATCCGATTAAGGAGCTTGGGGTATTTGGAATAGATTTTTATAACTGTGCCGTCCCGCAGTCCAACGAAGCGAAGTATAACGAAGAATACATTAAAACTTATGGTAACGAAGGGCGCTCACTGGGTCCAAGCCTGCTTCTGCATGACCAGATGTCCCAAATGCTACACTGCAAAAACGTATTGCTACAGGACGAACGATTTAACTTAGATCCGATAGTGAAAGAAAAACTTCTTTCTGATGAGGTAACTCAAAGATTGACCGCTTTTAAGTCGCTGCCAAAATTTAAACATGAGACAAGATAATGGGAATAAAAACACATTCTGACAGCGATTTAATAAGCGTATTGGAGAAGGACGGTGTTCCTTTTTCCGAACTTGATAAATATGAAAATTGTTCAACTGTGAATTTAAGAGACCTCCGCGAAGATCTAGGAATGGGCTCGTGGGCAGTGCGAATTGCATATAATGATCGCTTTGGAGGGGTTATAATCCAACAGCACCCTGGAGAAGGTAACCGAAAGCATTTTCACCCCGATGCTGATGAGAATTGGGTCATTCTAGATGGTGAATGGGAGTGGTGGATTGAGGGAACCGGTACGCAGACTGTTCGTACAAACGACATCGTCGTCGTTCCGAAAGGTGTTTGGCACAAGATAACATGCGTAGGTAATTCACCGGGAGTACGGTATGCCGTTACTCAGCCGGATGTTGAACATGTTTATGAAGATGAGTGATACGACATACAACTTTTGTGACAAAACAGTTTTAATATTTGGCGGCAGCCGCGGCATCGGAAGAGAAATATCTCTTCAGTTTAGAACCTCCGGCGCCATTGTTTATTGTGCCTCTAGAACAGATCCCGCACTCCCTGGTATAAAGCACTTGCAATGCGACATGTCTCATGAAAAGGAAATTCTACGTGTTTTCGAACAGTTAAAGAATGTCGACTTTGTGATAAATGTGGCTGCTACCAATCTATGTGAGCCAATCGATTCTATCGACGTCCAGGAATGGGATAGGCTAATGGACATAAATCTAAGGTCTTTCTTTGTTAGCTGCAAGTCTGCCGTCAAGATGATGAAGAGGAACGGTGTCTCTGGGAGAATCGTTAACATCTCTTCTATTGCCGGCCGCCACAAGAGCGTTGTCAGCGGTGTACACTACACATCAAGCAAATATGGCATTATTGGACTCACTAAACAGCTATCTCATGAAGTAGCCAAGGACAATATATTAGTAAATTGTGTATGCCCAAGTCAAACAATGACTGAGATGTTGGCCGCATCCATGACACCTGAGCAGCTTGAAGAGTTGTCATCGAAGATACCTGTCCGCCGCATAGCTACGCCGAGAGAACAGGCTCAGCCAGTGCTATTCTTGTGTTCAAACGCTGCCTCATATATCACTGGCACAACTTTAGACATAAACGGAGGACAGTTCTGATGGCAAGAGATACAGACATAAATGTTTTGATAGCAGTTCGTGGGGGCTCAAAAAGGGTCCCACGTAAGAATATACGCCCGTTTGCTGGCTCATCTATGCTACACCTCAAAGTCGAGCAGGCAATGCGCCTAGAGGGCATTAGCGACGTTGTAGTGACGTCTGATGACGATGAGATGCTTGAAATAGCCGCCCGCCTTGGCGCGACAACCATGAAGAGGGATCCTTATTATGCTAGTGATACGGTGCCGATGGGAGATGTCTATGTTCATCTAGCCTCAAGCTTGGATTGTAAAGATATTCTATGGACCCCAGTAACAAGCCCGCTAGTGCGAGACGAAACAGTACAAGAGTGTATTGATATATATCGGAATTTACCAGAGTATGACTCAGTGGTGACCACCAATATCATTAAGGAATACATGTGGTACAATAACGAGGCAATCAACTACGATCCCGAGAACCATCCCCGTTCACAGGATCTTCCAGATATCTATGCATTAAATTTCGCTGTCAATATCTTGCCAAGAGAACTGATGATTAAAAATAGGAATATTCTTGGAGACGACTTTTATGCGCACATGCTGGATGAAGTTGAAGCATTGGACGTAGACACAGAATATGAGTTTATGTTGGCAGAAATTTTGTACGAGAAAATAAGAGAATAATATGAAAAACATAAAAGTGTTTATCGTCACTTACAGGCGTACCGATATTCTAAACAAGACTCTTAACACATTGTTTAATGAGACGGATTTTGCTTCTATTCCCAATACTGAGGTCAATATAATTAATAATCATTCTGAGTTTCATTTGAATGAAGAGTTTGTTGACAAGGTGAATGTTCTTCACAATACCACGCGCCCGGATTGGGATACTGGCAATCTTGCACGCAATTGGAACGAAGCGCTCCTTCACGGATTTAAAGACCTAAACAACCCAGATGCCAAGATTGTCGTTACAATGCAGAATGATATTGTACTACATCCTGCTTGGGCTACAAATCTCCTAAAAATGCACCAAAAGTATACGTTCGTTACTGGCCAGCTTGGAGACAACATTGTCAGTTATCGTCCCGAAGCAGTAAAGAAAATTGGAATGTGGGACGAGCGTTTTATAACGCCGGCAAATAAAGAAGCTGATTATTATATTAGAGCATTGATTTATAATAAAGAAAAATCCTTAATAAATGATAGAGTCCATGGTAGACTATTGAATGAACATGATGCACTGGAGCTTGACACTTCAGAATATCAAGGCGGAGAGCCTACATGGCGCGAGATTAAGTCCAATGACAACAGCAAAGAAGGGTGGTTTCACACATCCCAGATTTTCTATTGGAAATGGAAAGATACGTGGAAGACGCAACCAAGTTATTATGGATGGCTGACGCAATGGCCCAAAGACTTTATCGATAATCCCCCTACATCCCCTAAGATTCCAAATTTCGTGCAATACTATTACTTTGAAAAAGATATTGAGCTAAAAGACAAAAACTATATTGGATGGCGTCAAGGTGATTATTGGTTAGATGCCAATAAGTGTTGCGATATAGATGTTCATCCATTTAAAGACGGCGAGAAATTTAGAAATGATTAAATTGGTAGTTTTTGATTTGGACGGAGTGCTAGTTGATGCACGAGAATTGCACTATGAAGCACTTAATGAGGCCCTAGCTGACGTTGGTGAAGAATACGTAATTAATCGTGCTGAGCATCTTTCCACTTATGATGGGCTTTCGACATCTAAAAAGCTGTCTATGTTGACAAAAAACAAAGGATTGCCCGAAGAGTTACACAATGCTGTTTGGAAACTAAAGCAGAGAAAGACCATAGAAATCATCGATGCCTTTACTCCAGACGAAAGAATGATTCGTATACTTAAGCGCCTCAAGAATGATGGCTATACTCTGGCATGCGCAACTAACTCTATCAGAGAGACAGCAAAGTTACAGCTTATCCGCCGCGGCTTTTTTGAGCACCTGGATTTTCTGTACTCTAACCAAGATGTAGAAAAGCCTAAGCCAAGTGCTGAAATATACATGCGTAGCATGTTACGTGCCGGCGCCGATCCAGATGAGACGGTTATTGTTGAGGACTCCCATCATGGAAGAAAAGCCGCTTTATGCAGCGGCGCCCATCTTTGTGCTGTTAAGAACAGTGAAGATGTAACTTATGACAAGATTAGAGAGGTAATAGATGCTGCAAGCGGAAAAGACAAAACAAGACCTAAATGGCAAGGAGGAAAGATGAATGTTTTAATTCCAATGGCGGGTGCCGGTTCGAGATTTCAGAAGGCAGGATATACTTTTCCTAAGCCCCTGATCGAAGTTAACGGTAAGCCGATGATTCAAGTAGTAGTGGAGAATCTCAATATTGATGCTCGACATATATTTGTTGTACAGAAGGAGCATTATGAAAGTTACAACCTCAAGCATTTGCTAAATTTGATTTCCCCAGGTTGTGAGATTGTTCAGGTTGACGGCATGACCGAAGGGGCGGCTTGTACTACTCTATTGGCCAAGGAGTTTATTAACAATGATGAGCCACTGCTGTATGCCAACTCAGATCAATTTCTTGATTGGGACAGTAACGAGTTCATGTATTCTATGGAGGCCGACGAGGTTGACGGTGGCATGCTAACTTTTACAGCAACTCACCCAAAATGGAGTTTTGCCAAGTTAGGCGAAAAGGGATTCATTACTGAAGTAGCCGAAAAGAAGCCAATTAGTGACATAGCAACCACTGGGATATATTATTGGCGCCATGGTTCTGATTATGTCAAGTACGCCGAAGAGATGATACAGAAGGACATACGGGTGAATAATGAATTTTATGTCTGCCCTGTCTTCAATCAAGCGATTGCTGATGGTAAGCGCATCAAGACATTTCATTTTGATGGCATGTGGGGAATAGGTACCCCGGAAGATTTGGATTACTTTAATAAGTTTCACGGAAAATAAATGGATCTTAAAGAAATAGAAATTGTCGATACAACCCAGGGGTTATATGATTGCTTCAATGGCTTCATACTTAGCCCAGACACAAAAGTGTTTGGCAAGCTGCTAGCTAGAACCCTTTTATTTAGTCAAGTAAAAGACCTCCCTGGGGACATTGTTGAATGCGGCGTCTTTAAAGGCACAGGATTGCTTACTTTCCTCAAACTTAAGCGTTTTTTGTGCCCGAATACTGGAAAGAAGATCGTAGGCTTTGACTTCTTTAACTCAGAAAAGCTTGTTGAAAGCCTTTCGGGTATCGATAAAGAGGCTATGAACACCCTATTTTGCCAGAGAAACTATAAGCATGAGTCCAATCAGGCACAGCTAATGGATGATTTTATCGCACAATGCGGCTTTGCAGAGCATGAATACGAGTTGGTAGCCGGCGACATTACCGAAACTGCCTCTAAATACGTATCAGAGCGCCCCGGCTTTAGGATTTCGCTGCTGTATATCGATTTAGATGTTGATATACCAACATATGAAGCACTAAACGCCATGTGGGATCGAGTAGTCAAAGGCGGAATTGTAGTGTTTGATGAATATGCGTTTCACAAGTGGTCGGAAGCTGCTGGCGTTGATCGGTTTTTTGCAGACAAAGATGTGGAAATAAAAACCCTTAACTACATCTGTCCCTCGGCATATGTGGTGAAGAAGTGATTTTAATAGCTCATCGCGGTAATATCGATGGACCCAATCCAGAAATGGAAAATAGTTTACAATATATTGACAAAGCCATCGATAGCGGTTATAATGTAGAAATAGATATATGGGGCTCCTTAGTCGAAGGGCTATATCTTGGCCACGATGAGCCCCAATATGAAGTTTCACCTGATTGGATTTTTGAGAGAACAGAATATTTATGGTTTCATGCTAAAGACATCCCCGCACTATACACTTTCACGCAACAAGTCCGTGGATGTAATGCGTTTTGGCATGAAGAAGACAAGCACACTCTGACGAGCGCAGGCTTCATCTGGGCTTACCCCGGAAGTATATTAACCCCTCGCTCTATTTGTGTAATGCCGGAACGCGTCCAATACTCGGAGACGGATTTGGCTGATTGTTTAGGCATCTGTTCAGATTATGTGAGTAAATATAGATGAAATTAGCATGGCAACAAATACCGTCTCCCGTTGTTTCTGATCTATTATGCTTGAATAAGCTAGATGGAGTGGTTATTGATACCGAACACGCAGCTTATAACAATGAAACACTATACAACTGTATTCAAGTTATCACATCACAGGATAAAACATGTTTTGTGCGCTTAACGGAGCCGAACAAGACTATGGTGAGAATGTGTCTAGACGCCGGCGCCGATGGGATCATCTTCTCAACAATCGAAACATCAGAACAATGCCGGCAAATCGCTGAGATATGCAAGTTTCCACGCTATGGCGGTAAGCGAGGGCTAGGACTCGTGCGCCAAAATCGTTGGGGTAACTCAGCCTTGATCAGCCGACCTCCGCAGATTGTGGTACAGGTAGAGACGAAAGAAGGTATCCAGAATATAGAAGAGATCTACTCCTTTGATTTTGATTTTTACATGATCGGTCCCTTCGATTTGTCAGCTAGCATGGGAGACCCTGGCAATTTTGATAATGAGAAGTACTTGAAGGCGCTGTCTTCAGTCAAGAAGGTGGTTCCAAATAACAAGATGGCTGTCCATGTTCCGACCGATGTAAAGAATCAGATTAAAAAATATGAAAACTATGGTATGATAGCAGTAGGAATGGATACAACCGGATTATTGGAATTCTATAAGGAGATAATATGAAAGTAATTGTAACTACTTACCCATATAATTCTGAAAATATAGAAGTGAAGGCCGCCCTAGATGAACTTCGCAGCACCTACGGCATCGAAATCAAATTTAATCACTGCCGACGGAAGTATACTAAGCAAGAGCACTTGGAAATTCTCCAAGACGAAAAGCCTGACATTATAATCGCGGGTACTGAGTCATACGATGCAGAGCAACTTGACGTATGCGATAATCTCAAAATGATTTCACGCGTTGGAATTGGATTAGATTCAGTTAATTTGGAAGAATGTAAGAAGCGCGGTATCGTGGTGACCAACACTCCTGACGCTCCAACTAATGCAGTGGCGGAGTTGACGCTGTCTCAGATCCTCTCTCTTCTACGTCTCAATCATACAGTAGACGCAGAGTTAAGGGCCGGAAACTGGACACGTTTTATTGGCCGTGAAATAGGCAATTGCTGCGTCGGTGTTGTCGGCAACGGGAGGATAGGTTCCTCGGTTATTGAGAAGATACAGGCGTTCTCTCCGCGAGAGATAATGTACGTTGACACCGACACAACCAAACAAACCCATCCTGCTCATACATGGTCTACCAAACAACAGATCCTACAGCGCTGTGATATCATCACTCTCCATATCCCTTTGAATAAAGATAATAAGAATTACATAGGGCAACGAGAACTATCGTTGTTGAAAGAAGATGTTGTATTAATTAACACGTCACGCGGCTCAATCATCGATGAGGAAGAGCTATATTGGTTCCTAAAGAATAACCCACTCGCTAGCGCCGCTATTGATGTGTTTGAGAAAGAGCCATACGAGGGTAAACTGCTGGAACTCTCTAATATTCTTCTGTCCCCTCATCTTGGTTCCTGTACTCAAAATAGCCGCCTGTTAATGGAAAGCCGATCTGCATTGGCGGTTTTGAACTATCTCCAAGGCGCCTCTCTTTTGAGTGAGGTGGTAGCATGAAAAGAGTAGTGGTATTTGGCGGCGCCGGCTTTATTGGCTCCTATATGGTCGATCACCTGCTGAGTCATGGCTGTGAAGTTACATCATTCGATTTACGCCCCCACCCGAGTTTGTCGGATAAATATAATATCGTGGGCGATGTATTGGATGCGGAACTGGTTTCGTCTGCTGTAGAAGGCGCCGATATAGTCTTCAACTACGCCGCCATCGCTGATATCGAAGAATGCAACGAAAATCCATTTCGGGCCGTCCAAATAAATATTTTGGGGAATACAACCGTTCTTGATGCATGTGTATCTCATGGAGTCCGTCGATATATGTTTGCAAGCTCGGTGTATACTGAGTCATCGCTTGGAGGAGTCTATAGCACCAGCAAGCGTGCCTGTGAATCGCTGATCAAAGATTACAGCAAGTACCATGGGCTTGATTACACAATACTCCGCTATGGTACTGTATATGGCCCCGGCAGCGATGAAAACAACAGCGTTTATCGATTTGTCAATGAAGCTCTTGCTGACAAGAAAATCAGATACCAAGGCACAGGTGAAGAGCGCCGCGAGTATATTCACGCATTAGACGCCGCAGCCTTATCTTTTTCTGCGCTTGAAAAGAGGTATTTAAATACCACTACCACACTTACTGGACATAAATCCTTAAAAGTTAAGGATTTGTTTGCTATAATAAAAGAAATACTAAATGATGAAGAGATAGAGTTTGAGTTTGTTTCGGAACGAAACAAGAAGTTACTTAAGTCTCACTATAAAACAACCCCCTATTCATATAGCCGCGACCTGCCGACGAAATTAGTTGGCACCCAATACATCGACATCGGCGCCGGACTATTACAGTGTATACGAGAGCAAGATGAACAAAATAGATGACATATTAAAGCACACCGCTGTTCAATATGCCAAGGTTGTCAAGCAATCAGCTTGGCGCGATCTTGAGGTAGCCTTTCGGGAAAACAAAGTTGTACTCATTTGTACGCATGGCGGCAATATTGCTGTCGCTCGTCATGTGGCGTCTGATCTGTCGCGACATTTGAATTGGCAAAAGAACATTGAAGTACCTGATAGCGATACGGTAGCCATCTGGCACGGCGATTTTAATTATGAAACATGGCTTGTAGACTGGATTAGAACAAAGACCAGTGGCCACAGGGTTTCAGATGTTCTGGTGATAGGAGTGTCGTCTTCCGGTGCCTCTCCTGACGTGGACTATGCCGTTGAATATGCGCTAGGTTGCGGATTCAGAACGGCATACATCTCAGCACAGCCCGTGCGCACCCCAGGCAACACAATCAATATTACGACCGGCGTGAGGCATTACTATGCTTCAGAGGTTATGTTAATGTCGCTTGGTCAGCGCCTCTTAAATAGTTGTGGCAAAGGCGTTCAGCCGCTTAAAACCCTTTCTCCTGGCGCTCCCATCACGATTCGGGATAACAGTGACCCGGATGAGTTGGTGAACATCGGCATTGACTTTGATGGCGTCATGCATCTCAACTCTAAGGGCTTCTATGATGGTACTATATACGACATTCCCGTTCCAGGTACCAGAGACGCGCTAAAAGCGCTTTCTGAGAAGTATAATATCATTATTTATACCTGTAAGGCTAAGCCTGACCGCGAGCTTGTCCATGGCCAAACTGGCACCGAGCTAGTCTGGCGTTGGCTAGAAGAACACAATATGGCACAATACGTTTCAGGGGTTACTTCCGATAAGCCCCGCGCAGTGTTTTATATTGACGATAAGGCAATCCGCTTTGACAATTGGGAAAAAACCTTTAATGAGATAGGTGAATATTATGGCTAAGTGCTTGGTGACAGGTCACATGGGCTACATTGGTTCGCGCCTATACAAAAGACTCAAAGATGATGGCCATGAGGTCATGGGCGTCGACCGCAGGGCTGATAATCCTGACGAAAGACTCGACATTCGCCATAAGCTTTTTCACAGACACACTCCCTGGCCAAAGTTCCAGGCAGAGTATGTGTTTCATCTTGCAGCACAGCCAAGCGTTCAGTGGAGCATCGAGAATCCTTCTACTGCCCTCTCACACAACGTACACGGCTCGTCAGCCGTCTTAGACTATTCAAAGCATGTCGGGGCCAAGCGAGTTATCTTCGCAAGCTCAGCGGCCGTTTACGGAGCTTCTAGCCCCTATGGGCTCCACAAGCTGATGACTGAGATGGAATGCAGTCTATATGCAAAGCTTTATGGTCTGGACACTGTATCGTTGCGGTACTTTAATGTTTATTCCGAGGATCAGCAATTTGGTGGCGCTTACTCTACCGTGATTGCTGCTTGGATGGAGATGATGCGCCAAAACAAGCCCTTACGGGTTGATGGCGATGGTAATCAAACAAGAGATTTCATTCACATAGATGATATAATAGATGCGAATATATTTTGCATGAACCACGAAGGCAATTTAGCCGGCCTTAGCTTTGACGTCGGCACCGGAGTGGAAACTAGTTTGAATGAGGTGCGCGATATTGTAAATCAATATTGTGAACCTGAGTGGTGTAATGCCGACTCGCGATTGGGCGACATTCATTTTTCAAGAGCCAATACCCAGGGTCTTGAAGGTTTGGGCTGGAAGTCCAAAATTGATATTGTAGACGGCTTAAAAAAATGCTTTGGAGGTAATAATGAGTAATACTACAACAACTAACTATCCCGTGTTGAGACTATCTAATCAGGCTCTCGGCGCTGTGATGATGGCTCTTCAGGAGTCGTTGCTTAATGAGATTGATATTGTCCCTATTCTAAAGGGATTTGAGTTGGTTGACACTGCTGACGGTTTGGTGGTAAAGAATCCGCCTACGGTTCGCGTGTCTAACAACGCAGAAGTTACAGAAGAAGACCTGTCAAACATGGCAAGGTAATGCCCCGTTATTGTTACAAATGCGAGAACTGCGCTAGCGAAGCGACCATATTTCATTTAATAGATGAAACAGTGGACGAGTGCTTGGCCTGCCGAAGTCGCGATACAATGATAAAGCAATTAACCAAGCCACTTTACAGAACTAAGACAGAAGATCGTGCCCAAGAAGTCGGCACTATCACAAAGGAATATATCGACTTAAATAGAGAAATACTGAACGAAGAAAAGAAGAAAAGAGAAGACTATGACCCAACTTGAAATAATATTACTATCCGTCGCAGTCTGCTCAATTTTGAGCACGGTATTTTTATTTATTTATGCACGCGCAATCTTAGCGAGATTGCTATTTGTATCTGATGAACTAGGGGATTTGCAAGACATGATCAATAGTTTTGCCAAGCACCTACAATCAGTTTACGAATTAGAAACATTTTATGGCGACCAAACTCTCCAAGGGCTACTGGAACATGCAGTAGCCTTTAATGAGCAACTTGAAACGTTTGAATGGATCTACCACATAACCACAGAGGAAGCTGAAGATGACGACGACAACAGAAGCGAAGCCGAAAACGCGCCGTCGTAGAACACGTCGTAAAAACCATTATTTTACACAAGAACATGAAGACGCTATAGTACGTTACGCACAATCAACATGCAATAGAGAAAGAACAGATTTATATGTGCAGCTTATTGGTCCAGCCTTCAACGAGATGGTTGATAAGATTGTTTATACTTATAAGTTTACAAGTTTGCCAAATTGTGATTATTTGCGAGATGAATGTAAGGTATGGCTAATGACCATACTCGATAAATATGATCCCAACAAGGGCTCTAAGGCATTCTCGTATTTTTCAGTCATCACAAAGAACTGGTTTATCCACAAGGTCAAGCGCCAACAAAAGCAAACTCGCCGCGAAGTTGATTATGATAATATATCAAAGGCTCACGAAGAAGAGTTCCTGTCTACTAATCAGTCTTACCTTTCCGAACGTTTAGAGAAAGAGTTCTGGACATCATTTTATAATGAGCTTGCGTCATGGGATGTGGCCCAAATGAAGGAGAACGATCTGAAGGTATATCAAGCCATTATTGTTCTTTTTGAATCAAGAGAAGATATCGAGATTTTTAATAAGAAGGCTATTTATTTGTATCTGAGAGAGATATCTGGACTAAACACAAAACAGATTGTAAACTCTCTTAAGAAATTCCGTAAGAGATACGGAACGTTTAGAGACGATTGGGATTCAGGTAAAAAATGAGCAAGAAAGATTTGGAATCGCTATATGATGAGGCACTCGACAACGTGCGCGAAGATCGCAAGTTGGCCCGCGAGTTCCTAAATGAAGTAGCAAACCAGATCGTTAAAGATGCTTCACAAAACAAATACCTAAGCCCCGTGGCCGCAAAACACGTAGAATCTTTACAGAGGTCAAATGAACAGCTTGTAAAGATTATTACATTGCGACAAAAGGCCGCCGGCCCCTCCTTGGACTTGACCGAAGCGGACAAGGACAGTCTCTTTGATATGATACAGGGAGGCCCGCCACATGACCACGAAGAGCACTAATTTTGGAGATTTCACTGAAGCCGGCCAAGCCCTAGACCTCTATGGAAATGCTATTCGTCAGTCGATCGCGACCGACGTATACAAGAATACATATACATTTTCGGTCGTTGTACTGACCAAGCCGCTTCCTATGAGCCAGGATGGAATTTCAGTAAGCGGCTTTAAATTTAAAGGCCGGATCCTTGACCCAGAAACAATGCGGGATCAAGACGGTTCTTCGGTGATCAAAGGGCCTCCTTCACCGCACAGGCTTCTCCCCGACCCGTGTAAACTTAGTACAGCGGCCAGTGCCGCCCAGGCGATTAAAATTATTGCGCTACACACAGAGTTCGCAGGTCCTGCTGAAGGCCAAATACCCAACCCAGGCGATGAAGTCATTGTCCAGCTACAGCCTGGAGATTATTCTTATAATGTTGCCCGCGCAACTTTTACTAAATTGACTGTCAAAAATGCCAATAGAAACCTAAACGCAGCCTCTGGGTGCTCTGCTGGGGAACTAGGAGACCTTTTTGAAGATGGTGCCGGCTCCTTGCTCGATCCCAACGATTTTAGTCCTCGCCAATATCGCTATCTTGGCAACGCGGCTGGTCTTAACAACACGATCGTTGAAAACGGCAAGCTTCCACCGGATTTACTTGGAACACTAAATACAGATTATAGCGCTTATGCCGCTAAGATGCTAAAGGATACGCTCCCGAAATGGGATGCTCTTGCCGCGGCCTATCATAAACAATTTAAAGGGGAGAAATTCCCCGCGACACCCGGCGGCGGCTACCGTACTTTTGAAAAACAACTCGACGCTCGTCAAAGGTACGGAAAAAAAGCAGCCAAACCCGGCACATCAAACCACGGACTCGGCACAGCATTGGATATCTCCAGTAATATAGTGCAATTTGGCAATGACAGGTATCAATGGCTTTTTGAGAATGCCCCCAAAACAGAATATCAAATAATTCACCCGTGCTGGGCTCGACAGAAGCGGGATACAAGTACAATTGCCGCTTCACGCTGCAACGGTTGCCCACCGGCTACGTCGACAACGCGCGATAAATGCGGTACAAATGTAGAAGTATGGCACTGGGAAATTACCCACTCACAGATCAAGGCCCTGCTAGCACGTATTTATTAATGACAAATCATAAGTGATAATAAAATGGCAACTATTAAAATATTTGATATTGATCAACTAACAGAAGATCAAAAACAACAGTATGGTGCCTTTAAGGCTTCGAGCATCGTTAGTGATGCGATGGGAATTTTTAACACCCGCGTATATGAACCTACATACAACTATCTTCGAGCACAAAATGAGCAGTTGTTAGGAGACGCAACAGTTGACGCAAACATCGTCATTGGTACCGATCGCCCTTCCCAGATCTCAGGACCCGGTTATGGAGCTTACGGCGCCCAAAAGGCAAACACGATTGATATCGTCGTGGGAAGAATGGCCGCCGCCCGTTCAGGCAAAGGCCCAGACAACGGAACGTTTGTCAATCCTTCATTTGCCGCCGACGCTGCCCGCATTTATATTAGCCAGATGACCGACATAGATACCAACTTTGGCATTGCGAATGGCCGCACTGGAAATATAACAGGGCGTTCTGCGATTGGCATGAAGGCTGACGCAGTTAGAATCGTTGGGCGTGAAGGTGTCAAGATAATCACCGGCGCTTCATTCGAGTTTGAAAATGCAGGTAACGGCAATGGTGAGACAAACTCCAAAGGCGGCGATCTCATGCCGGCACCGTTCATCGAGCTTATTGCAGGCAACATTACATCGGAAAACGAATCAAACAATGGGCAGAAATATATCCAAGGAGTCGGCAGGGGCGAGAACATTGTTGACTGCTTGGAGGATCTCACCGACTTGATGAATGACTTTTTGGGAGCTATGATTAACTTCTGCTATCTTCAGATCGTATTCAATACTGCTGTGCAGGTTAACGTCTTTCCCTTCCACAGTTTCCACTCTGCCACTGGTACAACTATTAATCAGCAACTATTGACGTCAGTGTTTAACGCCCTACATCACATAAGGACTCAATTAAACTCAACTTTCCCGACAGACTATTTAAAGGTTAGCGGCAACAAGTACATTGCCAGCAAGACCGTTTTTGCTACATAGGAATTTCTCATGGCTGAAGAAGATTCAAAATTTCTAAAATTTCAAGATAAAGACGGCAACTTACTTATTGATAGTTGTCCTGACGTTGAATTCGTCCCAGCACCCCTTGATTGCCCCGATTGTAAGCCAGATCCTAAATATATCGCCCCCAATTGGAAGTCACAAACAATCGATGAACCGTGGCTCAATCAAAAAGAATGCAGGTATTATATTACAGTCACGACTCCTGAGACGTCGTTGTTGCCGGAAGGCGCGACTGTGGTATCAGATACAGAGGCGGAAGAACATCTAAAGACCATTTACACTAAATATGTGACAGACGCTGCTCTGGGATTGCTCGTAGCGTACAACAAGAAGACAGACGATAGTACAATAGATCTGATCATTCCAGCAATGAAGGCTGAAAAATCCTCCTTGGATTCTCGCAAGTTCTCCCGCCTAAAGTTGTTATACTCTATTGCCTATGAGGACTTCGCAGGACTAGAAGAGCAAGAAGGGGACGCTGACGGCGAAGACGATTCTAATGCAAACGGCGTTACAGTAGTTTACGATGCAAACGAGATCTACCATAAGTTAAGAACATTTCAAAAGACAATGAAGCTATACGCTGGCTTCTATTATGGCCGCCGCCTAATCGACAAAGGCTCATTGATCTTCCAGCACCCCGATGGTGTCGAAACCCTCTATACTAATGAACAACTCGATAGATATGGAACCGGGGTATTTGGCGAAGACTATATGATGTCAGCCCTTACGTCGCTCGATGACTTTTTGAACAATAGAGGGTTCAATATTTTTACCGGTTTTGAAATAGCCGACTGGTTTAGCAACAAGAACATAGTAGGACGCGTAGAGCTATTCTATAACAATGAGTATTTTCTTGAGAAGCTAAAAGTAACTGCGGGCTGCGGAGAGGCTGAGTGGACAGGAAGGAAGCTTCAAGCATTGACCCGAAAAGAGATCTATAAAGATCCAACTGCGATGGCTTACTTTGCTCAACTGAACGAGATGGACAGAGCGATCAAATCCCGCGAAACACCTGCTTGGATAGAGTTCCTTACTACCTATACATATCCGCCTGTAAAAGAAACATTTGACTGGCCTTACGCCGATGCCGGCCCATCAGAGGGCGGCTGCATTGTTGGCGCCTTAGAACGAGAAGCCAAACAACTAGGCGTCGATATTTTAAATGATACCATGAGCATCGGAAAAGCCGCGGCCTATGCATATGTAAAGAACGTTTGTATGTCTTCATCGGCCGAAGATCGTATTGGTGCCCCCGTGGAGCAGATGAGGGAGCTTGGTCTTTTGTACACCCCGACAGAGAGTGCGTCGGGAGAGATGGCGAAAAAGAACATACTGGCGTATTCTACAGAGCAAGCCTTTAAGGAACTGGAGAGTAGCTCCCAGCCATTTATTAACATCTGTGCTAAGATGGGAACAGTGGTGCCGGGAACCGACAAGAAGATGTTGGATGATATGTGGTCAGGCGCTTTTGATCAGGCTAAATTGGCTGGTCTCAAGAGCTTCTTGCTAGAAGGCGTTACTTGTCTTATGGGAAGTGTGACATTCGAGGAATTCCTTGCGACGTCATTGCAGTCTGCGCTTGAGTCAATGACACTAGAAAATTTTGGAGAGCTATTCGGTGGCTTGCCGCCGGAAAGACAGCAAGCTATACAAGACAAGCTTAATGCTCGATGGGAAAGCGGAGAACTGCTCGAAGAAAATAGCAATAGTCAATACTTGTCTGACGTAATTCAAGACATGCCTAATGGCGTCCCATCACCTTGGACAGATCCGAATATGGTCGCCCTCCAGAACGCCCATGTCACCGAAGACCCGGCTACAAATGCTCCTATTGTTCCGACAACAATCTCTGGAAATGCATTAGAACCAAACCGCAGAACTTTGGCAACGCGACTTGATACTGCTTCGCAGACCTATTCTTCAGTCCCCGGCATTATGGAACTGTGGGCTAGCCAGATGATACAGGAATATCAGGAGGATCTGCTAGAACTACTTGAACCAATTGGAAAGTTTCCTGGCGCCCAGGTTATTACACATACGCTATTAGAGTTAGACTGCCCGTTGCCGCCTTTGATGACGCCGACGTTCATGGCGAAGATGTCCAGCCTACGCCCGGACCTTCCACAGTTTAAGACAAAAGACGACGTTAAAATTCCAAAAACAGAATATCCCGCAGGCTGGGTTCCTAAGTATAAAGATTGGACTGCTTTTATTTACGAGGCAGCCAAGTTGGTAATCCAGCAAGTTCTAATACAGACAATAACAAGGCTTATCAAAAAGGTGTGCCAGCTTCTTGGTGATGCAATTTGCGCAGCCATTGAGACTGCTGGAAAGCTTGCCGCGGCAGCCATTACTGATGGTTCAAGCGCAGAGTTTGGGAACATTATCCGTGACAGCATTTGCGGCCCAGATGCCGATCAGGCAACTGTCGATAAGACAATCCAAGAGATGTTCGAAAAGCTCGGTGTTGGTGGCGCTGCATTGGCAGATCCTATAGCGGTCCAGAACTTCGTATCTGATGTTTCTTCAGCAGCTAGCCGTAAAGAACTACTCAATGCATTTGACGGCGAAATGTCTGCTGAGTTGGCTGAGATCATAGACAACTTGATCGAATATGAATACCCGCAGTTCCGTCAGGGGCTATCAAATCGCGGCGCCATAGCAGGATTCTTTAAGAATATCGGTAACATAATGCCCATTGATGTTCGTGCTGCAATGAAAGACTTTGTTAACTCACTTCCAGAGCAAGACATCTTGCCGGCCAACCCTTCTCTTTGTGCCACGCCTGAAGACCTTGAAGACTACTGTAACTTGAGAGCCGCGCTCTTAACAGGTCGCTCAACCCCAGCACAATCGCAGGAAATGTGTCAGGCAGATAAGGACGAGCGCCTTGCCGACTTGGCAGACTTGGCTAACGCCCTCAATGGGCTGCCTGTAGACCTTCCTCCCATGCTTTCGGACCCTGGGTGTGAGAACGGGTTGTTCCCCTTCGAAAACCCCGCCCAAACGGCAGCCACGGCGACTGCGCTCGGAGGCTCTTTAGAACAGCTTAAGATTGACTTTACAAAGGACATGATCGGTAATGGGCCCTTTTGGAGCGACTGGGGCTTTCTAAACATGACCTTGTCAGACACGATGGGTAAAGCTTTGAGCACCCACCATCGCGAAGTATCCTTTTCAAGAAGCAAGGTGGACTTTGTTAGCGACCTCTCCCTCCCAGACGATTATGTCAAAGAGGAGAATTTTCTATGGGTTTTCAGCGATCCAGTGGCGACCCCCGGTCAATATAGTAACTTTCCCAAGTCAGTGGCAGAATGGCTCAGAGATCAAATAGATGTGCTTCCGATTAGCTATAACCTCAATAACGATTTCAGTGGCAGTGAAATATTCGATCAGAGTTTTGAGGCTCTTGGGGTAACAACTTGGAATGGTAGCGTCAATGTTTTGGGCGTACCAGATTATGGCTACAATATTAACCTAACAACACAGTGGGACCCGACCACGAATGCCAGCACTGAGAATGGTGCTTCTTCCGCAGGCTTTATACGACTTGAGCGCCTTCCCAGGAAGTTCACGCCAGATCTTCATTTGGAATTCCGTGACAATTTCGATGGCCGCAAGGAAGCCCAATTTGGAGTTGGCTACAATATTGGACTTTATCTATCCGATATAGTACAGAAAGCCGATGGGACCTACACCAACAAGGGGCTACCTACTGCTCCACTGGACGCAAATCGAGTCCTTATTTATGAAATGCTAAATGAGGCGGCCATGGCCACAGGCGCCGAAGCCGGCTCCGAAACTTTAATTCAAGACATGTTGTTTGAATTCCTGGCGGTAGATGATACGCTGGGTTATTTCTACGAGGACGACGGCACTCGATTGTCTGAGTTCCCTAACTTTACGTCTTGCTTCGAAACCCACCAAGACCACACTCCCCCTGTGGTCCTCCTAAATGAACTATTAGACAAGGTTCCATCTTCTGAGGCTCCCACAAAAGGCCGGTTAAGAACCTTCATCCAAGACTATATGTCACAGTTTACAAACGACATTAAAGCCGAGATTGCAGGCAACAAAGCAGCTTGGGCTTATGGCGCCAAGTTTGATGACCTATCCCAGAAAGATATAGAATATGTTGTCGATGATAATCAGGTAACAGACGCCTATGTTGATGGAGTATACTATGATTTGGTTCCTGGCGGTACTCTATATGGTTCCATTAAAAAAGTAGATACCACTGCAACTAAAAACTTTAATCCTGATGGCTTGCGTAGCTTGCGCAATTCAGACGCAATCATGGGATTAAGCCGAGATCAATACGAGAACAAAAACGCTCCTAAGAAGATTAGAGCATATTATCTCAATCCAAGCACATACGGAGGCACGTATACTTCGCCTCCGATTTATATCAAGCCCCAGAAGAACGAAGGCTGGATGGGGATGGCTGAAGTCCTTTTTCCCGAAACCAGTCCCTGCAAGCCGTCCAAGAAGGAGATGGTAGATTTTGATGGAATACAGGAAGAGGTCAATGACAACTATAACAAGGTTGCAGAAGACCCCCGTCTCGCCAACGAAAACGAATGCACGCTCCAGGTGCCTTACAATAGAATCCTTGAGCGCCCCTCGGTCGCGGGAATCGAGGGCGTTATTCGCGCCGCATGCAGGATTTATGTCACCACTCATTTCTTAAAAGCATCGGCATTGTTTTCTGTATTTAACCCAACACACCACCGAGAAACATTCGGTAGCCTTTACGCTCAGTTTATAGTAGAAGACATGGAGAAGTCGTTCAAGGACGCTCAAAATGGATTCTTTGAGTTCTTTAACCCATTTAAGGACGAAGAATTCTGGTACGGGTTCCTGGAAATGGCCGTCCAGACCTACTCAAGATATATTGATGAGGAGCGTATTGTGTCTCCGAAACCAGAAATACGTGCCGCTCTAACCAGATTAAACGACATGCAGGAGCAGTATCAGTATCCTTCCAGAGCAGATTTACAAGATGCGAAAGAATCCGGCAGCACTAAGTGGTGGCAAACACTCGACAGCTACCGTGAAGAAAAGAACTTTGAAACTGTGCAGGCCACAGAGGAAGACGCCAAGTTGATTCTCAAAGAGTTCGTTATGATGGAACTTGAAGAAATGGGCGCCACCTTCACGGACAACCTGAAGACTCTGGACCGCCAACCGAAGTATGAAAGACTGGGATACTACGTTTTAACAAACAAGTCTCAAGGGGGCATTGATCTCGATCTACACAAGACCATTGAAAAAGAACTTACAGAACTTCCCAAGAGCGGTGAAGGGTATTATACAGCAGGAAACGAATTTAGCGATTCAATGACTGCTGAGATGTATACAGGGTACTATCATGTTCAGCAAGACGATGACGGAACCCCCGTTTATGTTGCTGGCGAATATCAGAAAGATGGCGAAGATCAAGCGGTCTTAAGACCATGGTCTAACAAAATTGTTGTTCCAATCGGAGATATACAGGAATACGATTCCGGGGCCAACTACGTCCTTACTAGTACGGAAACACCCTTTATTGTTGAGAAGTACATCTCCATTAACGGCAACAAGAAAAATCCAACTGCCGCCATAGATACAATAAGAAGCAAATCATCCGGTAACATCTCCGACCACTACCCTGGTACTATGCAACTGCTTACTGAGACTGATGAAGTGACTGGTGAAGAGAAAGAGATTGGAATCACCGGTGAACTAGGTGTTCGACATGGACTGTTGTTCTCTATCGGAATAAACGGACAAAAATATGAAATAACTAGCGTTGAAATTGACGCACTCGATCTTAAGGTTACAGATGTTCAGCCTCTCGAAGGCAACAGCGAGCTTCTATTCTGTCTTATTCGTCATTTGGTAGATGATTCTATGTTTAGAATGCTTACACAGTATATCTTCCCAATGCCAAAGGCACTCTCTACCATGGCAATCTACAATGATCTGGGATTCTTGCCGTCAATCGCTCAGGTTACTGTGGAGGAGGGGCTAGGAAAACCCGGCTGGTGGGGCCCCACCAACTCTGACCGCACTATTGAAACAATTCCTGGCATGATTGCGACTTTCCCGGACGCTCAAGAAGGGGATTACACGCCTAACTACGACAATTCTAGAGAGGGTTGGGCAAACTATGAAGATCGGCAGCCCGGATTCCTAGCAGGCGTCCCTGGAAGCCCACAGTGGATCTTTGGACTTTTTGTTGTGACCTGGGATGAATGGGACCGCGTACTGCTTAAAAACTCAAAAGCAAGACTTAAACAGATGTTCCGTTCTTATTATTACTCTAAGGACTTCAGCCCGTTTCACTTTAAGCTTGATTTTGGTAAAATCTTCCTTAAGAATTTGAAAGGTAGTATGTTCCCCAGTCCAGCGATTAAATTACTTCCATGGTGGAAGCGAAACAAGATCCGCGCTAATCCCTTTGATGCAAATGGAAATTTGTGTGATAAGAACTGAAATAGCGAATAATTACAGGAAAAGGTAACAGTATGTCTTCTATCGGAGTGAGTCTTCCAATAACACAGGATTCTGGAAACGGTTTTACTACAATAAAGACCATTAGACGAATGGTAAAGCAAAATCTTAAAATGCTTATTCTTACTATTCCCGGTGAGAGAGTCATGATTCCTGATTATGGAGTGGGGTTATCTAAATATCTGTTCGAATTTGCCGCAACTGGAATTCAAAGCGACATTCAAAGTAGAATAGAGGAACAGGTTGCTAGATATTTGCCAATTGTAAGGATTATCGATATGACAATCGCAGTGCCTTCGGACGCCCCAAACTCGCTATCAGTGCAACTAGTTTATAATATTCCGAATTTGAACACCAGGGATATGTTAGAAATTACTATTTAATAGGTGAAGGAAAATAATAATGCCAGATAACACCAAGAAAAACACTCCTATCAATTATCTTAACCGTGAATTCAGCGGTATCCGCAACGATCTTATAGAATTGGCGGAACGATTTTACCCAACACAGTTTCAAGATTTTAGTGAAGGTTCGTTTGGTGCTATGATGGTCGATGCGGTTGCTTACGTTGGCGACCAGCTATCTCTTTACCTGGATTACAATGTCAATGAGGCTTTTCTAGATACTTCATTTGATAGAAACAATATCTTACGCCACGGCGCTGCTTTAGGCTATAAGAACCGCGGCCGTTCCTCTACTTATGGAACAGTGGCGCTCTTCGTTATGGTGCCGGCCGAAGTCGGCGGCTTGGGCCCTGATACTGCTTATATTCCGATCCTTCCAAAAGGCGCCCGTCTTTCATCAACCGCAGGCATTGGATTTATCCTTACGGACGATGTTGATTTCTCAGAGCCCAAGAATGACGTTGTAGTTGCCCGCGTGAACGCCTCCACAGGCGCCCCCACACACTACGCCATTAAAGCTTATGGAAACGTAGTGTCTGGCCAGCTAGCTTTCCGACGCGTCACCGTCGGAGCCTACCAAAGATTCTTAAAAGTCAAAATAGCCAACGAAGAAATCGCAGAAGTCATAAGCGTTTTTGATGCAGAAGGTAACGAGTTCTTCGAAGTAGATTACTTGGCGCAAGATATGGTTTATAAAGAACTGAAAAACGATAACTTCCAGGCGGACAATGTACCGTCAATTATCAAGCCTCTTCTTGTATCAAGAAAGTTTATCATGGATACTGGACCTAGAGGCACCTTCCTACAGTTTGGAAGTGGGGATCCTGGCGCCACAAACGTTGTAGCAAGCCCACAGAGCGTAGCAGTCAACACATTTGGGAAGTCATACATTACTGACACCACATTCGATCCCACTAGGCTGACCAAAAACCATAGTTTCGGAATAGTCCCGGCAAATACCACGCTGTTGATTTCTTACCGAATCATCCAGCCGCTAAACGGCAACCTGGGTGTTGGAGCGATTAATGGGGTGGGCTCTTCAACATTGCAGTTTAAGGACAGAAACTCACTAAGCACGGCACTCATCACAGGGGTTCAAAACTCTCTAGAGGCCTCAAACGAGACCCCAATAGTTGGAGACGTCTCATCCATTTCAGTGGGCCAGTTAAAGCAGCAGATTCTAGACACTTTTCCAACACAGAACCGCGCCGTTACTCAAGCGGACTATGAGAATTTGGCTCTTAGAATGCCCCCGCGTCTGGGTTCTATAAAGAGGGTTTCAACACAGAAAGATCAAGACTCATTAAAAAGAAATCTAAATCTATATGTTGTCTCTGAAGATCAGTTTGGAAAACTAACGAGAACCAACCAGACAATCAAAAACAATCTTAAAACTTGGCTGTCTACTCATCGCATGATTAACGATACCGTCGACATTCTTGATCCTTACATTATTAATCTCGGAGTAGACTTTGTAATCTCGGCATCCCCCGGCGTTGATAAAAACACAGCGCTCAATGCAGCCATGACAAAAATCAGGCAGCGCTTTGCTGAGGGATTCTTTATTGGCGAGAAGTTATACATCAGCGACGTCTACAGTACCCTTAAGGAAACGATGGGGGTTCTTGATGTGGTAAAAGTCAAAATAAACAACAAGACTGGTGCTCGCTATTCATCGGTAGCCTACAACATTAACAAGAACTTGTCACCCGATGGCAGTTATCTCATGGCACCAATGAATGGCGTCTTCGAGATTAAGTTCCCGATTACAGATATAAAAGGAAAGATTAGATAATGCCTTTGCTAAGATACACTGCGTCGGCAGACAACACTATTGTAAACGCCTTTCAGCCCAACTTGCGAGTTCGCGGCACCGGCTCCAATGCCGGCGAGGCGGATATCCTAGAGGTTTTCTCTATCTACGGAAGGCAGACCACTTCCTCGCAGGAACTATCGCGAACTTTGATTAAGTTCCCTATTAACGAGATTTCTAACAATCGCTCAACTTCCGCGATTCCTGCTAGTGGTAGTGTGAGTTTTTATCTTAAGTTGTATAACGCACCTAGCTCAAAGACAGTGCCGACAGATTTCACACTGGTTGCTAACCCGATGAAGTCAGACTGGCAAGAAGGAATCGGACTGGATCTTGAGGGATACAAAGATCTTACAAAAGGAAACATTGGTTCCAACTGGATGAGCGCCAGTTCAACTGCCTCATGGAACTCTGTGTCTGGTGGTGGCGACTGGCTTTCAAGCTCCGCAGATTATCGATATGAACAAAGATTTCAGTCTGGTCTAGAAAACTTAGAAATCAACATCACCCCGCTTGTTGAGTGCTGGTTGGCAGGCACTATTCCGAACTATGGCTTGGGAGTCAAACTAACATCCAGCCAGGAAGCATCCGGGTCTGGCATAACAGTGCTGGCCTCTAACGACCAAAGCGTGCAGAATAACCCCCTCGGCGCTACGGTTTCTAACTATACGAAGAGATTCTTTGCCCGCAAAACTCAATATTTCTTTAAGCGACCTACGATTGAGGCTCGGTGGAGCGACGTTAGGCGTGATGATCGATCGCATTTTTACTTTAGTTCTTCCCGTGCTCCTGCGGTAGATAACCTTAATACTCTTTATTTTTATAACGTTATCCGCGGCCGACTCGCTAACATACCCAACATTGGAACGGGTGTGCTGTTAGTAAGTTTATATTCCGGCTCCAGCCCTTATAACACAGGTCCATCGGGCTCAGCGCTTACTCTCTATGATGGCAAGACTGCAATGACAGGCGGCTATGTGTCCACGGGTATCTACTCCTGTTCAATCGGTCTTGTTTCTGCGAGCACCTCGCCTCTATATGATGTGTGGCATACCGGCGCCGGCGGCAGTCCTACTGATGAATATTTCACGGGCTCTATCAGTCCCCGGCTTTTTTCCGCAGGAATGACCTTGGAACAGCCTCAGTATGTTGTCAACCTGACAAATCTTAAAGACAAATACCTTTCTCAAGAAACTGTGCGCTTAAATCTATATGTGCGAAATAAGAATTGGAATCCCACTATTTATACAGTAGCGAAAGAAGCTCCCGAGGCAATGCCTATTCAGAGCGCTTCGTTTAGAGTATACAGGATTTTTGATGGCTATAACGCAGTAGATTACGGAACAGGATCAGATTTCCATACTGGTCTTTCCTACGACGTATCCGGCAACTACTTTGATTTCGATATGAAGTTACTTGAGCCTGGATACATGTACGGATTTAGGTTTGCATTTTATGATGAAATATCAAAATCATGGCAAGAACAGTCAGAGACCTTCAAATTTAAGGTAGAGCAAGGGTTGTAATAAATGAGCGATATCAAAAACTTATTTGATTCGAAAGCAAAATACCAAGATTACCAAACTGAGCAAGAAGCTTTTGAAACTGTCGAATCTAAGGAAAATGCCACTCAGTTAGTGGTAAAGCAGAACACGTTTGTTCCGCAGATTGATTACAGTAAGCCCTCTCGTTTTGCATTTTTTGGCTCTGCTGAGCTATATTACTCTGGGTCTTTTGACAAGATTTCTGGCTATTACCCCTATGATGGTACTCGTGCTGAAAAGAATGCGTTTTACAACAGTCTGCTGGAAGTAGACAAATACATATTCGATAATCTTTATCCGCGAAGAAACGGCTATATCTCTCTCGCTAGCGATGGGTGGACTAGTCGTGTTGGCGGCTTGGTTGATGGCTATGGATTGCCGACCACGCAAGAATACATTACCCTAAAGGGTGGTCCAAACACAGGCTCCGCCGGTTCATCCTTGGCGGATCAGTCACCTAATGCCTTCTCCGACGCCTTTAACTACGGTAACATCTATGCCGATTCCGGCAGCATGTACCAGAAGGCCGGCTACCCATCCGATTATGGAAAGGGCACTCAGCTGTCTAACCTAAGATCTGATTTTGACGACGGCGTAACGGTAGAATTCTGGCTTAAGACGGGTTCTCTCACTCCACTCATCACCACCCAAAAGCAAGTCATCTTTGACATGTGGAACAATGTAGCCACCTCTTCGATGAGTTCTGATTACGGAAGAATTAGGATCGAGCTAAATTCGGCAGCGTCCAGCCCAATAACATTCACGGTTCAATCCGGCTCAGCTACTAAGACCTCCACAATTGGCGCCGGCACCTCCGCCACCGATTCATTTGGGGATTGGCAGCACTATGCCCTGGTGTTTGAGAACACAGGGAGCCTCTTCCGCACAAGGCTTTACGTCAATGGAATCTTTAATGATGTTGTTGCGACAGTCGGAACGGTCTCCGAGCTAAACTCCAAGAACATGATGGCTCGTCTAGGTTCACTAATCACGAGCCCCAGCGGCTCCGCCGCCGCGTCCGGCGCCGGAAAGCTATCCGGTTCAATGGACGAATTCCGATTCTGGAAGGCTGCCCGCAACGCCAAGCAGATTGGAGAGAACTGGCTTGATCAGGTTGGCGGCGGAACAAACAGCGACGTTGTCAACGCTACCCTAGGCGTATATTACAAGTTCAATGCTGGTATTACTGGCGAAACAGCAACCGACTCTGTAGTCTTGGACTATGGCGGCCGCGTTAGCAATGGCGTGTGGACCAATTACTCATCAAATGGGCGTTCTATAGATTCGGCCATGGTGCTAGCAGGGGCTGCATCTAAGGAATACAAGGATCCAGTCGTAAGAACAAACAACCCAAGCTACGTATCCTTGCGGACAAACTTACTGGCAAGCGGCTCCAACCACGATCTTAACAACAACTCAATGTTCATTAATTACGCCCCGGAATGGGTGCTTTCTGAACATGCTGATAGCGGAAATGACAATCTTAAATACATTTCACATATTTGCGGCGCTTACTTCGACAAGCTATATGTTCTAACTCAGCAGATACCGAAGCTAAATCACGCCAACTACACTACAGCTTCGGCCGAACCGCTACCGTTCGCGCAGCACCTCCCACAGAGCTTGGGTCTGCAAACTCCTGATATCTTTGTCGATGCCACCATTCTAGAGAATTTACGTAACCGCGACGAAGACAGCTTCTTCGAGGGCGAACTAAAACAGACACAAGATCTTATTTACCAGAACCTGTACAATAACTTGGCACACATCTTTAAGGCCAAGGGAACAGAAAAGGCGATTAGAAATGTTTTAAGGTGCTTTAACTTAGACGACTCTCTGATCCGCTTCAAGACATATACCAAGGGTACAACATACGAGATAAAGAACAATCTAAAGCAGATAATCGTTGAAGACGCAAGTCTGAACCTTAATAAGTCACAGAACATCGGCGCCGTAGTTTACCAGCGTGTCAGTTCTTCAAACGCAGAGTCTACGGGTTATCTTTCTGCATCGCGCGGAACTGCGGAGCGCCCTTATGGGTTTACCACTGAAGCCGATATCCTGTTTCCGAAATTCAACAAAATCAATGATTCGATAGAAAGAGATTTCACCGAAGTTTCTCTATTCGGAACAGTGGCTGTGGCTCAGCAGGCGACATCATCTAATGGAACCGACACAACCTTCTTGGCTAGCGACTCTGCTAACTTTGGAGTATATGCGGTTCGCGATGAGCCCTATTCGCACAATGTATCTTTCAAACTAAGCTCTTCCATAGGTCCGTGCCCGATTCCGATTCTAACCAGTAGCATATTCTCAAATGTATATGACGATAGCGAGTGGAACATTTCAGTCCGTGTTCGGCCGTCAGGCTACCCGTACTCATATTTGGTGTCCGGCTCTATGTCGGACACGTATGACGTTATTTTTAGAGGCGTTAACTCTTATCTCGGAGTTGTTCAGAATAGTTTCGAAGTCTCAAGCTCCATAATCGCAGCATCAGGAAGCGCTTTCTTGACCACGCCTAAACGCGTATACTGTGGTGCCCGCCGGTGGAACTTGACTGGCGCCCTCTTGCAGAAGTCAGATGTCATTATTTCAAACATCAAGGCCTGGGCAAAACACATAGATAACCAGTCATTGGATCAACACGTTTATGATTTCGACAACTCTGGTATATCTGCTTCCTATCAAAGCATTTCAGGCTTAGACAACAACAACAACTATTTTGATATTTGGAATGCCAATACATTGGCGCTCGAATGGAATTTCGACTCAGTTACCGGTTCTGATGCATCTGGTAACTTTTATGTACAAGATTATAGCTCAGGCTCTGCATTACTCAGAGACAACTACGGTTGGATCGGAGATACTATCGGATACCAGCACTCTGGTTATGGCTACGGTTTCGGAGCTTCCTCCTCCGACGTCGTCACCACGCGCCTGACAAACACATTTAGAGCATTGACGCCTGAAGAAGCTGTCGGATCCGACATGATCCAGATCTTAAGTGAAGACGATACGCTCTTTGAGGTCCTGGAAACTGTACCGGACTACGTCTTTACTTTAGAGAAGAGTTTATATCAGGCTCTTTCCGAAGAGATGATGAACTTCTTGGCTGGCGTTGGCGACTTCAATAACTTAGTAGGCGAACCAGTTAACCGTTATCGCTCTCGCTACAAGAACATAGAGAAGCTCCGCGAGATGTTCTTCCGAAGAGTGTCGGATGTCGCGACCGTCGAAAAGTTCATGGACTACTACAAGTGGTTTGATTCAGGACTAAGTCACATTCTAGCACAGATGATACCTGCATCGGCTGACTTTTCTCCCGATTTGTTCAACGTTATTGAAAGCCACGTTTTGGAGCGCCCAAAGTATGAAACCAAGTTCCCTACTTTGGAGGCTCTTGCCGAAGACCCATCAGGTCAGGCTGAGGGCGAAAGTGGAAGAAGTTACCCTGGTCACCTCGGAGCCTCTCCGCTCCCTTCCTCTCCACGAAACACAACTATTCGTATTCCTTACTGGAAACAACGCGCTAACCGAACCGATACCGAAATTAGTTCCGGCGATGCAGTAATCGATGCGCAGAGAGAGACATTTAGAAAGGTCATCAACTCTGTGCCAACGCTCAGCAGTAGCGCGACTATTGTTACATCCGATAGCCAGCAGGTTGGATATAACACATTCCAGAAGGCTGCTTTCGGAAAACAATACAGTGTTGTTATAAAGGATCCAGTTGCTCCAAGCGCACTAGTCAAGGGTGGCGTAAACTTTCCCCCCACAAAAAAGATTGATTATACTTACAATGCGCTCCGCCCCTTTGGGCCGGTTAACCAAGATCTTAGTGCATACGTCCCAGAAAACGTACTTGTCTCGTTCGTAGATGAATTCGATCAGATTCCGATCAATAATGATCCCTCATCAGATCCTTCAGCGAAAGTTATGAGAACTGTTAGAGTTCAGCATGGTCGCGATTATGAGCAGGGTATTGGATACTCCAACGTCAAATCTACAATGGCGTTTCCTTTCAACATTGTTAGCGCATCAGTCGGCGCCGGATACAATGCGCTCATTAACAACAGCATCAACGGCACAAATGTACATGTAAACATCGTAAACCTGCACAACGATGTTTATGGCCCCGATATGGAACATCCGATGCAGGGTCCATTCACTGAGTACGCTGTTGGTGGCCACCAGTCCCGCCACATCTCTCTTAATAGCGGCCCCACTCTTGATACCTATCTTACACGGCCCGAAGGATGGCTGCTTCTTTTAGGACAGCAGTTCAACATTACTGGCGCCATCGGCATGACCGGTCCAGATTATCCTTATCCTGAAGCCAACGCTCTAGGAGTAGAGCCTTATCCTCTTACTGGTACCCTAAAAGCATATCTCTACCGCGACTTTGTTGCAAAGAGCCCGGTGAACATCAAAAACATACAGCTTCGCACTGGCTCAACTATCCTTGGCAACTATCGCCAGAACTACGATGTGGTGATGACGAACGGCGCCTACGCCAACCCTCGCCATTTCATCGACAATCAGCCCACACTGCCTTCGCAGGTGGTCCAAGGACCCACGACGGGGGCAACCTCCGTAAGGACGCTCCTGAGCCTTCCTAGGGCCACTAACGCGCACTTTCAGTTTGTAGACGATTACTCTATTGGATATCTTACCGGAACCAACAATCAGACAGTAATAAGAGGTATATTCTCCGCACCCGGAGGAATGGACACTCTCACCCCCGGCTATCAGGATTTCCGTGCCGGCGAATACTCAGTCTACAACGCTCTCAACTACAGAAACCTATCGGTCAAGGGTCTGTCTCAGCCTTCTAATGTGTCTCAGTCGCAGGTGTTTGGTTCTGAGCCTGTCCAGAAGCGCGTCTACGACATACATGGTAAAGATTATGGTTTGCAGCCGCTACGTTCTCGTCACGCCGAGCGGTTCTTCCGAGATTCACTCTTCCAGACTAGTCCCGGCGCCAGTTATGAACAGTTGCCATCTTTCCAGAAGAATCACCGCAACAACATAACAAGACTTGCGATAAATGCCGATGAGACTTACTCTTCTAGCTCGCTCTACGATAACGCTTTTGTTTCTCACCAGATCCCCCGGTCTACACAGCAGTATGCCTGGATTAATGGAAATGTAGTTGCCGGCAATAACATTTACGGTTTTGCTCCGACAGATTTCTTCTTGAGTGATTCTCTTGGCATGCGAGAAGCCTATAACTGGGTCACAGCTAGTGATTTTGGTTCTTTCCTCAATGCATCGGGCAACAGAATATTTGGACTAGCACAAGCCACCGCCCTTAGCTCTCCACGACTCCCGGCCTCTTTTGTGCCAGTAGATTTTATCGGCTTAAACACCAATATCGTTCATTATATAACAAAATCGGATAACGTAGTTGGCCTGGATCCCACTGGAGCCGGCCTTGGTTATGTAAATAGTGATTTTTCACCCACTCTTGTTGGGACTCGTACTGCAACAAACGCGGCAATGCTAAACAACCTTTTGCTTAGTCGTAATGGACCTTATGGGTTTCCCACTTGGCAACAGGTGCGCAATGCGGACAACCCCATTTTGAGAGCAGAGCGCTCCGACAACATCCTATCGTTGCGGGATACCAATGGCCAGGGCACTACCAGATATGATATGCCCCCCGTTAGCTTGCGAGGGCGCCCAATCTACCTAAACATTGACACGACAGTCTCCGCAAAAAACGTGCAAAATTACACGCTCCAGGCCGAGTTTGACAATGAGAGAATATATTTCAACACTAACGAGCTTAACGATCGGTTCGATATTCACCTAGATAGCTTCACTACGCCATATCAGCAGTTGGTTGATATTACCAAGGGTGCCCGCTACCGTTTGAATTGGGTTCTTTACGCAGAAAACGTTTTCCCATCACAGCGTAACGAGTTCTTGACGCGAACTAGCGAGCGCACAGGATATACCAACAATTTCTGGAGGGCAGCGCGAACAGATCGAAACACTACCGGCGCCAACTCCTGGGGCGCCCGGATGACGGGCTATGCGATCTCACAGAGCGTGTTCGTTCTTGACGCACCATTTGGATTCTTGACCCGGTCAGCGCCCCCAAACACTGTGTCTTCTTCACTCGACGGTCCCATAAGAAGGAGTTACTTCCTTAGCGGCAACGCCGGCGAGCTACAAAACACATACACCACTTACTACACCGGTTCACAATATCCTGGTACCCAGCCCGAACGCGCGAACAAGCATGCTGTCGGCGCTCTCTACAGTCGTAAACAGACAATCGGAAGTCCCCGCTCTGTCATTAATCCGACCGCCTTTGCGATCCCGGAAACAGGCAGTTCGGTTACATGGAACAACTTCCTTGAAGGGGCAAGACAGATAGAAGTATTCGGCGGAGAAGCTGAATGGGAAGCTGGCACCGGCGCCGGAATCATCAATAACCAGAACGGCACAGCTAGCTTCGTGTCTCACCCAAGCGAGCCGTGGTTCGATCAATACAGTGATTACAAGGAAGATCTGCAACTTAAGGCTCGCGGCTACTCTATCGTTCCCGAATTCAGAATCAGCGAGAACCTTAGAGACTATGTGCGCGGCGGTATATATAACTCAGGCAAGACCAACGACTTTGAAATCGTCGGAACTGCAATCCGCAGCGATTCGTCGTCCTTCTACAGAGATTACTCAAACTCAGAGTTCTTACAGAGCTTTAAGCAGATCCAAAGTGACACTTCACTGGATGCATCTGAGATACGTCTAGTGTGCTCTGCGGCTATTCGCCTCAACCCCTACAAGGGCTTCTATCCTGCCCAGCGTAGTATCCAACTAGTCGAGCAGTTTGTCGATTCCTACAGGCCGATGATGAAGACGGTATTGGCTGGTAATACTCCAAGAGATATTCAAGACCCCACCAACACATCATATGGCGTCAATCGTATTATTGCTTCTGCGATATCTTCTCCTGGAATCCTTTATAACACCATCAAGAGCGGAATCGCTGTGGATTATCCGGTTATCTCGAATACTCAAAGAGTCTTCCCGGCGCTAATGTCCTCCTCCGCAGGTCGAAAAGCACAGAATAACTGGCTCATGGTCTCTAAGCTTGGCCTTGAGGGTCGACCCATCGAACAGGATTTGACTTCTAGCACTTGGGATGCTCGCCTTCCATTCGAGACAATCATGTACCCGGATAAATACATGGTCGGTGTTGATATTACTGATTGGGAATCCCACCCAAGTTGCTCTTTCCACGATTTCGGTGATGAAGACCGAAGCATTACTATGACTATGATGGGTACCCCCGCGGCAGATCTATACTCCAGAATGAGTAAGAACTTCTTCGGCGCCGTTCCAGACTTCTTCCTGAAGGATTCTAATTTAACAAGGTTGGAGTCAGATGTCGTCACGGACGATCTAAAGTTTGCAGCAGGCGAAGTTTACATGGCGAGAATAAAGATCTTCCGTTCTTTGACGGGCTCTCGTGATTATTCAAATGAAATGCCAACATTTACTCAAGGCTTGCCGGCCGGACTGACTGCCTATGCTCCGTATGGTGGTCGCCCTTACTTCTTGTCAACAGATACTTGGACAACAGGCTCAGCTTACTATCCCCTCCCACAGGACCCGATGAGAGGAAGCAGCATCAGCGGGATGTCAGAAACTTTCACAATGTACAGCCGCCCCACTGCGTTTGGAGCCCCTATCGCAGGGGTGGGTACCGCCTCGGTGGGCGCCTACTCTTCAGGCTCAGTGTATGACAGTGTTACCGGCCACAACCCTGCCTTCACCCCTCCTTACTATGATGGAGAGGCTTGGGTTGATCTAGTCTTTAGGCCATCAGCTTCTGTTAGTTATGATCTGGAGAAGATCCTCTCCGAAACTCAAGCAGTCTACAGAAGATTTGACCCCGGTATGGCCCTCACCAGCAGTCTCGCTGGAGGGGCGACCAACACTGTGTTGATTTATGATGATATCTTCTCAGGCTCAGTGTCTACTACTTGGACCACAGCTTCGGCTGCTCCTTATTCTGGGCGCCTAATCAACAAGAACTCCATGCAAATCAGCGCCAGCATCAATCTGTTTGGGGTGGAAAATGTTCAGTTTGTAGAGAAGGACAAGTTTGGGAACGAGCTATCAGATAGAAATACTTCAATAGGCAAGAAGTGGATTATCCAGCCTAAGTTTGAAACTCCGATGCTTAACTTTAACCCGATCGGCACCCGCGCTCTCACAAGTAGTCAAATTTCAATGCCACTATACGCCTCCTCTTCTGTCCCCCGCGGCATGTGGCACCAGTTCGGAGTTATTCCCGATGATGTGAACACCGGCGTCTTCATGCAGATCGAAGATATTCCGAGTGAATGGCTAAGGTACCACTATGAAGTAATCAATGAGCCAAGCGCCTATAACAACCAGTCTACCAACTCTAATGTTCGTGAGCGGGTGTGGAATAGCGCGAAATCTCTATCTTCTTTGGTCGGGTTTGACAAGAAGACACCTAAGAAGCGACTTGGCGAACTGAAGGAGAGCTTGACCATTAAAGAGGCTATCGTGGCAGTGCCTTATATTGTCACTGCGGCCGAAGCGAATACGACAGCAAGCATAACCAATGCATCTGGAAAGTCATTTATAAGCATTCCGAAGGAAAGATTTGAGGCATCATTAACAGATGTTGTAGGCACCGATCAGGGAGATTCACTAGAAACTGCCGGCATGTCAGTACGCGAGCAGATTCAGAAGATGCAGTCCTATATCATGCCTCCCCAGTTCAACTTTGTTAACGATAGGTCTGTAGATCCGGTTGTCATGTATCTTTTCGAGTTTGACTACACTTTCGACAAAGACGATCTTTCATACATTTGGCAGAACCTCGCTCCCCGCGAATACAAGAAGATGACCTTCCAGTCTGATGACGTGAGTCACGTATTGGCCAATAATGAGCTTCTTGATCGCGAGAACCTAGAAGATAACGAAAACTTACGCTGGATGGTCTTTAAGGTCAAACAAAGGTCCCAGTCAGACTACTTCTCTCATGTAGTAAGTCAGGCAGGTCAGGCCTCTAACGACGCCTTCCTCAAAACCCCACCCAGCCCAGAGGACGAATATCTCCAGTATAACTGGCCCTATGATTATGTTTCCTTTGTGGAACTAATTAAAATGGATACAGAAGTTCTCTTTAAGCCTGGGGGCGAATAGAATGGCAAAGTTTTTAAATAAAAAAGAACAAGTGTTCGATATTCAGTTGACGCCATTTGGCAAGCACTCCCTTTCTATTGGCTCGTTCAAGCCTGTTTACTATGCTTTCTACGATGATAATATTCTATACGACGGTGCATACGCGGGCCTAACGGAAGGCCAAAACCAGATCCAGACCCGGATTAAAGAAGAAACACAATACATTGAAGGCTTGTCCCGCTTTACAGACGCAGAAGATGAGCCCTTTACAGGAACTTCGGGCGCCACCGTAGAATATACTGGCTCTAGTGGTGACCTCATCGAAAGAGACGTCCCCTATTACGAAATAGATTTGACAGCTTCATTGAATGAGCCTACCAAGACTGTACTGAAATATGAAATAGGAGACGCATTTTTAGAGGGGGATCGTCAAGCTGCACCGGCGTGGAAGATTGTGTCTTTAGAAGGTCGCCTATCAGGCTCTTCACAGAAGGATTTGTTGAACGACCTGGATGTGCCGCAGGTAAACGTATCTCTAAGCTACAATCTTAAAATTCATGAAGCGGACCCATACGGCACCTTCTTTGCAAAAAACATAGAGCACTTTATAGCAACATCTGATATTTTCGCAGACAACAAGGTCATTAGACTGCACAGTAACGACTTTATGATGTATGGTGAAGAGATGAACACAGAATTGCTGACTGAAAACTTTGATGTTGAGGTATTTGAGGTATTGACTGGCTCAGTGCCGGCTAAAGTTAATGGAGACCCTGCCACCGATTCTTTTGTGAAGAAGCTTTTCTTAAGAGAAACTGGTCGACTACAAGATGGAATGTATCAGCCTGTAGAACCTGTTGCCCTAAACAAGGTCAACTATGATACAAATTCAGTAAAATACTATTTTGATGTTTTAGTTGATGAAGAAGTAGACAAGATTGCGGCCTGTAAGTCCGCGACGATCTTCAACAAAGACTCATATTACATTGATCTTGATTTCGATTGTGGTGATGTGATGCCAGTCGGCCAACCATTTGATATTTATGGAGTTGTTACGGAGCCCGAGATATGTCAGTAAAAGCAACAATACAAGACCAACTAAAAGGCAACCTCACCGACAAATTTGGAGACAACCTTCCTATTCCATTTATTGAAAAAGTAAAGATTGAAGGTGATGCGATTACTGTTCAGGCTGCGATATACTTCAATTTGGATTCGTACTCCTCGGACAACTTTGATTCTTTCCGCGCCGAATTGGGAGATTTGCGATTCTATGCAATGATGGCTTATGACAGGACCTACACAAACACTACCGGCTCTGATCTGGTAACTAATAACGCCTATTCTGATATCGTTGCCGGCACAAGAGACGTCTTGTCGAACCTGGAGACCTCATATGAATATGTTCTTTATAACCCCGTCTCAAGTTATCCAGAGCTTATTGTAGACACGGGCTACCCGGCAGATAACGGTAATCTATATGATATGGGCACCCTGAGCGAATGGACTGTTGTCGACACTTACTATAACGATAGCCAACAACCCGTTAAAAAGCTAATTAACAGCGCGTCCTTCAAGCCAGAGATCTCGCTCCGAATCGATGCGACCAATGGAACTGCCATAAGATCTGCGACAGCTGCGGCCTTTGATGACACATGGGAAAACGGCTATTCCGCCACCATCATTAACGGTTTTAGCGGCAGCAGCATGATAACCAATGCCGGATTTATTACTTTCTCATCCATTTTGGATCTAAACGACACGACTGCTAGTGATGATGATTATACTGAAGCAGACGAAGCATATGACACTGGTGACTCTATTAAGCATCTTTTCGGCTCTTTGACTTCGGATATGAACTACGTTTCGTTCTTCAAAGATGGAACCATAAACGAAACCAAACAGTTGGTCTATGTTAAGGCTAACGGAGAAATTGTTACAGATGCCGTGCAGTCACTCAATGGTAAGTATTATGCGCCTTTTAAGATAAGTCTACCAAAAATTGTGGCTTTATTTAAGGCAGTGTCTGCTCCTCCTGTTGTAGAAGAAACACAATCAGCCTTGTCGGTAATCTTGACAGAGAGCGCAGAAGACTCCACGCTTCTTACTAAAATAAATCTTTATTTAAATACGTTTTTCGAAAAATCGTCCGCAACCCCCATGGGTAGGTATTACCTTGATCTCCGTAAAAGATTGGCCGCCATTGATCTTCTCGTTAGAGAAGGTCCTCCCTGCACCAAGCAG